ATGATGGCGATGATCAGGGCGAAAAGCTCCTGAATCCAATAACGTAAGATAAAATCTATCAACGGTTTCTCCTTCTTTCATGCTACGTGCTTTGTAATGTCATACTCCTCATTCACTGCTGTCCATCCGCTTGATTCTGCGTCTGTTCTGTAGAAGGATACGCACTCACCTTCTGCTATCGTATACGCTGTCTCAAAGAAGCTGAAGGTTCCGTCCCATTTACTTCCTTGCTTCACCAACCGCAGCATTGCATCTCCGTTCTCGAAGAAATACATCTCGAAGATCTGCTCCACGCTGTGGTTTGTGTAGTATGAGCTGCCTTCCCAGCGGATCCTGTAACAATTCAGATCCAAATCTGCCAAGTGATATACAGCATGGTAGAAAATCGTACCATAGGCATCGCGCCGGTTTATCTTGATATCTTCTGAACCAGTCACGCCAAGCCATGAGTTTGTACTGACGTAGAACGTCGTCCTGTCTGTTCCCTTGTATGGCCAGCCCATGACAGTATTGGTAAAGGTGATCGTCTGGTCGTCTGCACCGGTTGAAAATCCAATGGTCATACTGTTCGTATCAGCCAGCATGGTTTCCATTGTCCGTTCCAGTATCGGGCTATCGCAGTCTGAATTATGGTGATCTATGTCATACATCTCATTTACGAGCCGGTATCTGGTGCCAAAGAAGTCGTCCCGATAGATAGAAAGATGGCCTCCTGCTCCCGGATCCGTAAAAACTGTATTATTCAGCTTGTATGCGCCGGTGCGATTGGCGCTCTCACCATATTTCAGAATATGAAGCAGCGCATCGCCATTTCCAAGGAACGCAAAATCCCACGAAGAACGATATTTCTGATCCTGATTGTATGGCATGTAGCCATCCCATGTGACACGGATCATTGACTGCACATCATCCATCGGAAGTTCCAACAGATAAAGGTTCAGGTAGCCGTCATCCCGGTTATTTACGCAAAGACTCATATCTCCACACGTTAGAAGGGAATCCCCAGTAAGAGCAATCATCGAGCTTGTATTTCCCTCAGCCGTGATATCCGGGCACTGCACCAGAAATGGTCTTGCCTTGAACTTCTGCAAGGTAATCGAATAGGTACCGCCGTCACTATAGGTGGATGTGAGATTTGTTCTTCCTAGCGTGATACCATCCAAGGTCTCGATTTCATTCTTTATCGGAAGGCTCAGCGTTCTGGATGCACCGTTCTTGTTCAGATACGCCGTTGTCTTGGCCTGTACCTTAAATCTTGTCCCCTTCGTGATCCTTTCGGTATCTACTGATGCTCTGGCAAGCAGTTCGTTCACATAAGAGATTTCTGTAATTCCCGGGGCATCGAAATCTGAAATACTGAGAGACGGATTCAGTACGGTGTCTGATCTGAGCCAAACCGTATGAATGTCATGCGGCATCACCAGCATGTTGCTTTCAGAATCTGACAGAAACAGGTTGTTAACGCCTCCATCACCGCCTTGTGAGATGTCGAGAACCTTTGGCACAAGTACAGATAAAGCTTCCTTGTGATTTGCGGCAACGCCCATTGTCACCAGGTTGTCAGCGAGTTTATTCCGCAGCATATTCAGCGTTGAAAGATAATCACTAATCACCATTCATGCCTCCTGTCCGATGATATCCTTCAGCACGGTTTCCACATCACCAATCGCCGCCGTCACCGCTGCATTGGTTACAGGATTCATAGAGTCCTTGTCCAGAACGCTGTCGACATCGATATGCACATTTTGAATGGCTTCTGCCAATTCCTGTTTATCGGTGAAATTGGCATTCCGTGCCTTCGGATTTCCGGGAAGATCCAAGGTCATGACATTACTGTCCTTGGAGCAGATCTGCCCTTCCTGAAGGTATCCGATCGCATGACAGAGGAACACCCCCTTCTGCTCTGGGACTTCAATTTCTCCAGAAAGTTCATATACAACGTGGCTCACCGTCCTGCCATCACACTCCAGTTCAATCCGGTAGCAGTCATAAACGGCTTTATTCTCATCCGGCTCTGTGATGGCGTAACTCAGTACTTTCCTTTCCGTATCCAACGCAAGCGAAAGCACTGGTGCAGAGTCCTTCTCCTTCTTCGGATGAAGCGGCACCACCACACGTGACAGATCACGGTAACGCAGTCGATAGAAGCCAACTGCTCCAAGCTGCGGGAAAGATTTCACGCCGATATGTCGAACCTCTCTTGGTGTCATACATACTTCCGGCGGGCTGCTCCATGCCAGGTTATCGTAATCAGCAAGCGTGATCTGAGCGTGCACTTGCCATGATGTATGTTTCTCAGAAACATAGTGCTGATACAGGCTATTGTCCGGCTGATTGGCGATGAAGTTCTGGATACCGTTCTGTGGCCCTGCAAAGTTCTTAATAAAATTGAGTGGCACATCATCACCTCCCTGCAGTCAATCTGTCACTGTGCAAAAGAAATCGTAGGATTGAAATCAAAAATAAAATCGGAGCTTTTCCATGGACGATCAATTGCGGCATCCATCGTCAGCACATCATTTGCAGCAGGTGCATTTGCAAAAACGATGCCGGAACCTCTATGACAGAATTGGCTGTCGCCTGCGGCCTGATAGAGTCCGAGAGTATCTTTATCTCTCGTTCCGTCAGGCCATTTGACAGAAATCTTCAAGTAGTTCATCACATAATCTTTATCAAGTTTATGATCGGTCGTATCTGAAAAGCTGTTATTGTAGCTGCAGGAGATCGGAAGAGAAAGAACATCTGTGTAGATTTTTCCATCTTCTGACACAGAGTAGGTTAGCGTTGTTCCCTCTGGAATTTCATATTTATCGCTATAACGGCTTGGCATGGTGCATGTCCAAGTTCCTGGAACAATCGTATTGATCGAATTACCAAGCAGCGGATCTGTCATGTAGGAGATGACTATTGGCGTAGATTCATTCAAGGAGGGTCCTTTATCGTTATAACCATTTACTACCTTCTGCTTTGTTCCCGGAATAAAAAAGCCGTACTGATCTGAATAATTTGCCTGCGGGATCTTTTCACTGTACTGTAGTAATTTTCTAAAGAACGTTCCCTGCGTGATGCCCTGCATCCTTCTCGCATTTCCGAGATGATCACAGGTATAGTCCACACCCCTTGTAAGGGCAACTCCATTCTTGTAAATCACTTCGGTATCCTTCACCCAGACAGGCAACACAGGTGTGAATTCCTTTGTGGCTCCATCTCCTGTTCCAAGAGACATCCCGGTCAGAGTTCTCTGCGGGAAAAGTTTTGCATTTGGAAACCGGAAGGCAAAAGAAGGAGTCTCCATAGATGCCAGTGCATCGGAAGGCCGCGAATAAGAAAATGCCACCATGTTCACATACATTTCCGGGCTGTTCGAAGTGGAAAACCGACATCCGGACATCGTGTAAATCGTATCCTTCCATGCCGCAGTATTACCTGCTTTCTGCCGGGGCTTAAACAGATAATCAATATTTGCGGCATCCGTCAGTTCCAGACAGCTCTGGTAGCTGTAATAGGAATAGCAATATTCAAAGAAATGGTAGCTGTCGATCAATACGTTCCCACCAAACGAGAACACAAGCTCGCTTGAACTGATATCCCCGCGTGTCACATAGAAATCCACGGAAACGGTCAGCTCATCGATACTGGTCTTGTTGATGCTGATCGGGTTTCCTTCTGAGTCCATGATCATTGCGTGCGTATACAGATGACCTCCTCCAGCAAGTCCAAGTTCCGTAATGTTCGCCGAATAGGAATCCGACGGAGGAATCACAAAAGTGACATTGAACTTCCGCTCATTCTCGCTGATGACTTCCATATCCCCAAAGGATCGCTTCACGTTGGCATCGCCTGTCCCGGCACTGAATGCCGGGGTGAACATCGCCGTATCTGAAACCGCAGGAGTCCCTGACCCGGCGCCAAAATAGACAGTGCTGACGCTGCAGGTGTATCCATTGGCAAAATAAGGAAGGTGCCCTACCAGATCATAAATGCCATAAGTGGTTAAAGTATTATGTGTTTTGATGGATCGCTTCTGCCCGGTTAAGGTATTCCGAAGCGTCAGGGTATATTCTGTTTTGATGCCGATGGGCGGCTTTTCATTTCTCATCATCTTTCCTCCTCAGAGCAATCCGTCAAATCGGCTGCTCATTCTTGTCGTAGTAACCAATCACGTCATAGGAAGCAAGAACAACCGGAAGGGCGATCTTCTCATCGCCTGTTGTCTTTTGCTGATTCTTTCTGCTGTAGAACAATGCAGTAGCGTCTGTCACGCTCACCGGAAGAGTAATATTCTCTTTGCCGTGCCCGGTAAGTTCACCCTTATGGGTGTAATAGGCAGGATCATTTGCTGTATTCTGCGGCAATGCGATAGCTTCCTTGGATCCATAGTCGTTATATCTTGTGCGGTCAAAGATAAAAGCGGTCTTCAGAACACCCACCCGAACAACACCATAGTCTCCAATCTGGGCGAGAAAGGTAGGATCATCCCCCGGGTTGAGTGTGACGTCATACTCGTATTTCAGTGCAGATGGAACAGGTGCCTCCGACAGCTGGATTCTCAGAGTAGATGTCCTGTTTTCCTTATCCTCAGCAAATTCCCATGTTCTGACAGAGTAGCTTCCATCAGGTTTGGGTGAGCAGACAAAAGAAAAATCAGAAGGACTCATCTTCTCACCATTTCTTTTCTGGAACAGCCGATTGTATTTCACTGAGTATGTCAGACCATCCTCACTTTGCGTCTTCTCCAGCACGTTTACAGAAAGGTCAGTCCCCGGCGGATACAAACACGACTCCGGAATCGCAGTCTCCGGAAGATCAATCTTTTCTCTGGGCACTGCCTGCATCACATATGTCCGGTCAGTAATATAGATCTTTGTTCCATTTGATGTGGAGTGAATTGTCACCGCCATTCGATAATCATTCAATCTGGCAACAGAGCAGTGATCCGCATCAGAAATGCTGCTGTCCACCTCATACGCCTTGTCCCATTTCGTGACTCCAACATCCGAGAAATACTTGTACTGCCGGTACCAGACATGACCAGATTTGATATAAACGACAACAAGCCCCTGATCCTGAGAAAGCTTCACCTCCGACTTGAATCCCCGGCAGGCATGAACAGAGCTGACACCGCTGTCAAGCTCAAGTCGCGTGGTCTCATCTTCTCCCTCCTGCCCATGGAGCATGCCGTCTTCAGTCACCCAGAAATACCAGGGCTGATCCTTTGTCACCAGCGTAAAAACTTCCTCGGTAGACCGCCGCGTCCAGTAACCATTGAACTCGATCGCCGCATCTACCGCCTTGCCAAGATCTGCAACACTGGCCCACTCCGGACGTTTGGTTGCCTTCTCGTCATAGTCGCGATGCGCCACTAGAAGCTCCCCATCCTCAATGCCAATGGCCCAGATCTGATCCGGGCCGTTCTGCTCTTGCAACTGACGGATAGAGATATCCTGGACATCCATGGTGAGATCATCAAGGGCTTCCACATAGTTGCCAGCGTTGATTGAGAAAAACAATGCCCGAGTATCAATTGCAATATTTCCTGAAGTGCACTGTGCCGTGACAACCAGAGAATGTACTCCCTGCATCCTCTCAAGATATGCATGTGGAATTCCAATTGTCCCGCCACCGCCTTCGATGATGTCAAACTCACAGGGTGAAAACAACTCTTCCACGGTCGTATCATAAAAGCGCAGAATCAGGTGTGAGGCTTCACTTGCCGTGTAACTCATCAGGAAATGGCCCTCGACATCCACCTGCTGGCTGACATAGAACGTGATATTTCCGATGATCTGCTCATGGATATCGAACTTCATCGGCCCGGTGTTGTAATCATAGAGCAGCTTGTTAATGGACTTTGTCACCGACTCTACTTGCGAAATCAGGCCGGTGAGATCTTTATCGCTCTTATCATTTCTGGTTGCCAGCGCAGGATTCTTTCCAACGCCCTCGATCTCAAACCTGCTGTTGTAGGTGTAGGTAAACTTCGTGATGCATGACAGCTTCGTACCATCTGCTGCGCCGCCGGAAAAGCAAAGCACATCCATCAGGTCGTAGGCTGGATCCCCGATCATCGATACTTTAAACGGCACATACTGAATCTGCGAAAGAGCAGAAAGGATCACCTTGCAACAATCGTCACGAATCTGGTCATCCTGAAGAAATGGATTGCTGCCCAGATCGTAAGTGAGCCCATTGTCTTCCTCTGCTCCGTAGTAATTTGTCTTCTCCTCTGCCTGATTCACAACAGAAAGACCAGTGTATTTCGTCTCATAGTCTCCAAAAGTACATCCGGAAAGTCTGTGACTGTCGTCAATCGTATCAACCACATCTGTGTTATACGTTCGAATGACAAGTCTGCCGTCTCGATCTGCAAAAGCATTTGCAGCGCAGGTCTGTGCGATCCAGGAAACCACATCACGCCATGTGGAGATATCATTATCCGCTGACAGCGTAAATCTGACTTTTCCGTTTGGGATTGTCTCGAAGTCTGTTTCACTCATTCCAAGCGTCATCCTGCAGTTGGAGCAGGCAAGGGACAGAATCTCATAGGGGGTTCCTGTGAGCCGCTCTGCGGAGAAAGTACGATCCAGAAGAGACATGTTATCGTAGGCCGTAATGGCGATCCCGCTGGTTCCCCACTGTGCATCTGAGATCGTATATTCACCCAACGGTACATCCTCATAGGAACCATCAGCGATTTTCATTTCAAAGACCGGTATAAGTTTTCCATTCTTCAGAGAATATCTCTCCGCGTCAAAACCGATGAGCGTCACCCTGAGTTCTGCGATATATACCTGTCCGATCAGGACCTGTGTCTCATCCGAGCACTGATTGGAAATCGAAAAGGAGCCTGAGAGGATGTTCTGGTCCGTGAAGACAGATCCGTTAATTGTTCCGCGCATCCGGTATCGCTGCACGGGACTTTTTCTTGCTTTCAAATAGGCATCTGATACCTGATACATCCTGCACTCCTTTCCTTAAAATTCTTCCAGATCAAAACTTACAGAATAGAGTCCGTTCGTTCCCTTCGTTTTCTCCGAATGCTCCTCGAGTCCCGGTTTGAAATTTCGCATGCGCATCTGCCGCGTCTTATAGTCTTGCGTTTTCAGGTCATAGAGCTTCACGGCTATGCTGTCCTTATCCCGAAAAGCTGCAAACTTTGCCGCCCAGCTTGCCGAGCATTGAAAAGAGGCAGAGACGGACAGCTTGTCACTTCGAATGACAATGACCTGATCCGTTCCTGCCTCAGTCTGATTTACACTCTCGACCACGCTGTTACTCTCTTCCCACTTCGATGGTGAAAAGAGCTTTACATCATCAAAATAGATGGGATAGTCACTAAGCATTTATCTTCCTCCACTTCGGTAATTCACCCGCTGCTGTGCTTTGACAACCAGTTCATCGATCCGTTCGTTGCCGATATAGACCGGGATGATGATGTCGCCGCCACCGACTCCCGCCAAAGCACCCTGTACAATCTCCGCGAGCTTGTCGGTACCAACAACTGCTTCCTGCCCCGCTTCGCCTCCGCCAAGGAGCCTGCCGCCCGAAGCGCCGAAGATCGTCGGGCTGTTCAGGATGTAAGCATCATCCATTGCTTTCCGGTACCAGTCCACAGAAAGATGCGGAACCGAAGGTGGATCAATGGAGAGTTTGCCGCTGATCGAAAAATGAGGCAGCTTGATGTGGGGCAGCTCCAGATGGCAACCGGCAAAGAAACCCTTGATGCGGTCAAGGCCACCGCTTACGATGCTCTTTGCATTCTCAATCATCGCTGAGAAGGCACCTTTGATCGCATCGAGCTTTCCCTGTGCGGAAGAGAGGGCATCCCCGAGCTTCCCGCCTGTTAATTCATTGATCTTCGAGAATCCAGTCTCCCAGATTGACTTGTAGGCATCGACCGCAGTTCCGATTACTCCCTTGATCCCGCCGCCATGCTGCTCGACCGAGGACTGGATCGCATCCCAAGCTGTACCGGTATTGGTCTTGACCGTTTCCCATGCGGTGCTGATCGTAGTCTTGACGTTGTCAAATGTCGTACCAGCGGTCGTCTGGATCCCGTCCCACACACCGGAAAGAGTTGTTGTAATACCGCTCCATGCCGTCGATGCTGCAGAGCTGATCGTTGACCATGTATTTTCTAGGAAATCAGAAATACCCGTGAATACCGTGATTGCTGTTGTACTGATTCCGCTCCAAAGTCCAGTGAAAAAGCTACTGATGCCGTTCCAGACAGTCTCTGTCACAGACTGAATACCGTTCCACAGCCCGTAGAAGAAACTACCGAGCCCTTCCCCGATGGACTGTACCCCAGAGCACACAGTTTCCCAGACACCGCCGAACCATTCAGAGATTTCTCCCCAATGCTTCACGATCTCAATCACCGCAACCACAGCAGCTACCACCGCTGCAATGATTCCAATGATCGGAAGGATCGGAACGGATACCGCTCCAATCGCAGGAATCACCGTACCGGAAAGGAACCCGACCAGTTTTCCAACGACCCCTGTGACGGATCCGACCGCAGAGATCACCTTGCCGACACCGACCACGACAGGCCCAACAGCCGCAGCAATGAGCGCTGCCTTGACAATGGCTTCCTGCATGCCCGGAGATAATCCATCCCATGCACCTTTCAGGGCCGTGACCACATCCTTAATCTGCGTCATGGCCTCGGTGATCATCGGCGCAGATGCATCGACAATCTCAGCACCAAGGTCCTTCAGGTTGTTCATCACAACCGTCATCTGATCCAGCGGGTCCAACGTCTCATTGAAGGTGTTCTCGACCGACCCGGCATAATCTCCGAGCGTGGTAGAGAGGTCGTTTAAGGAGAGCTTGCCGCTCTGAACCGCGTTGTAGATGGCACCGCCCGCACGGGAACCGAACAGGTCATAAGCCGCCTGCAGCTTTTCCGTATCCGAGGCATTGCTGCCCATCGTCTTGGAGAAGTCCTTCAGCGCGTCACTCAAGGACTGGCCGTTCTTCGTTGCAACCTTCTGCGCCTTGGTAAGACCGGTGAGCATTGTCGAGGTATCAAGACCTGACATCTCGACCGCACCCATGAATCCTGCTGCCTGCTCTGCCGAAAGTCCCATCGCCTGAAACTGCCCGGCGTTCTTTGCAAGATCCTGCGAGAGGGTATCCATCGATACACCGGTCGCCTGCCCGACCTGGTTTAAAGCGTCGAGAAGATTCCCGGCATCATCAGAAGACTGCCCGAAGGCATTGAGAACGGACGACACGTTGTCGACGGAGGTGGATACATCCGTTGAATTCAGTGTGGCGAACTCCACAAACTTCGTGGAGAGATCCTCCAATGCGTCTCCGGTCAGTCCGAATCTCGTGTTCACTTCGCCAATGGCATCACCGGCAGTCTGGAAATCAGTCGGTATCGTCTCTGCGATCGACTTCGCCCTCTTCTGCATATCCTCAAGGGCAGCACCACTTGCACCCGTCTTCTCAGTAACGGTATCGAGAGCTTCATCAACTTCCTTCCAAGCCGCAACTGACGCTCCCGCCGCGGCAGCGACCGGAACTGTGATGCCCTTGGTGAGCCCACCTCCGACATCACTGATCTTGCCGCCGACTTCTTTCATCTTGTCACCAGCGACCTGAAGCTGCTGACCGGCGACGGAACCGAACTTCTTATATTCGTCCTCGAGTCCTTCCAGCGACTGCTTGGTTGCCTCGATCTCCCGGGTCAGTGCCTCCTGCTGCTTCTGCGTTTCCTCAGTCTGGGGGCCAGCTTTGAGCTGCGCGAGGGCTTCCTTCTCCTCAGCCAGTTTCTTCTTGGTGGCGTCGATGGCATCGGTGAGATACTTCTGCTTCTGGGCAAGAAGATCAGCGTTGCCGGGATCCATCTTTAGGAGCTTGTCTACATCCTTCAGGTTACTCTGGGTGTCCCGGATCTCTTTGTTCACACCCTTCAGGGCATTGGAGAGCTTGGTGGTATCGCCATCCAGCTCGATTGTGATTCCTTTAATGCGATCTGCCATAGTCTCCTCCTCCCTTCATGGCACGAAAAAGCACCGGCTCATTACCGATGCGGTTTAGAATTGATCAAAATCCTGTTGTGTTGCTACCTGTCGATATTCATCATCACAGAGGTCGTTCCCGGATTCGATGACCATGTCAATCACGGCTCCCTCGTCCAGCTCATCCAGCTCGGACAGTGTCAGCCCCATCTGCTTCGCCCTCAGGAGGTATACTGCCGTGTTTACTTCCCGCTCCGTTGGGCGGCTTCTTTTTTTGGCTTCGACGTCGTCCTCCGCGATCCAAGATAGAGCGTGACGAACTCCTGCATGTGCAGAAAGAGCTCAGCTCCATCGAACTGGTCCGCCCATTCGAGGAAGGCGTCCTCGTTCAGCTTGTTCATGTCACGCTTCTCGGCCTGTGCATTCATAATAAAGGCCAGCTTGTCGCCGACCGTCATATCGGTCTGGTCATCTTCGCTGTTCTCCATCTTGTTTAAGAGGATCATAAGGTCCTGATGGAATACCTGCTTGTAGCGGTATGCTGTGGTCCCCGTCGCGAGAAACGGGAACTTCTGCTCCGACCCGTCACTCAGCCGGAGCGAAATTTCCTGATACATGTTGTTCCCTCCTTATCACTTGCTGGAACTGGTCGTCGAAGATGCAGTAGCATTTGTCGTACCAGACGCCTTCGCCGCAGCAGGGGTATAGACCTTGCTGTACCAACTCTGGTAGGTGGCATCGGTCGTATCCGCACTGGAGCGTGCCTTTACGATGTTCTTCCCAAGCGTCGCATCCTTGATGCTGGTGGCATTGATTGTCAGGCTCTCGGTCTGCACCTCGATGGAGTCCTCCTTCGTGGACGATGCCACAGAAGGTCTCGTTGCCGTGCAGTTATACATGACGTGGCGGATCTCATTCACATCGCCATCAAACTCAAAGAGAAGCGCAAAGTGAATAGGCTGCGCATCCGCATCTTCAACCAGAACTCCGTTGCCGTCCTTAATCTCACCGAGCACGTTCTCCCGGAAATCCTCCGGTACCATCGCAGACTCGAAGTCACCGTTGTAGCCGCTGTTCGCATTGGTGACAAAATACTGCACGCCGTCTGCCCAGAAGATCGTCTGGTCTCCCTGTGCATCCAGAGAGAGGGATACCGCGCCCGGCCATGCAATCGGATCCGCAAAGGTGGCTGTCCCATCCTCCGCGATCGTTGCGATGGCATAATGTACATTTTTCAGGTTGTACTTGACCTTATTCTTTTTACTTGCCATTTCAGGCCTCCTGTTCAAATGAATACAGGACCTCGTAGAGCTTCTCAGAATCTATCCAGGTCTCTGTCTTTTCAAAGAAGATCCCGCTTTGGATCAGCTGATCTTCCAGTTTCTTTTCTGTTTCCGGATCCTTCTTATCCGTGTAGAGCTCGATGTCGATCTCTGTGATCGGGAAATACACAGTTCCGTCCGCAGCGAAGTTGTCGCTGTTCGGACAGCGGAAACAGAGAAAGGGAGGATCCGGCCCTTCCCCTTCCGCAAAGTGATCATAGGCATAAGGGATGCCCTGCTTCTCCAGTTCTTCCAGAATCTTTATGATCTTATCCATTGCTTCCTCCCATCCTCAGCCCTTTAATTCCTTCTCAATCTCACCTGACAGCTTCCCGGTGATCTCTTCTTCGACCGGAGCGATGTGCGGGATGCCCGCAACCCTTCCGCCTCCACGCTTGGCATGCCCTTTCTCCAAGAGGTGTGTCAGTCCATAGATCTTGTTGTGAACAACCACTTCTGCACCAACCGCCGTCTCCTTCTGGACGGTAGATCGCCATCCTTTTGCGTACTTTCCGGTGCGCTTTGGCGATTTCTCCTTCAGCTCTTTCACAGCTTCCTTCCCGGCATCCTTGATCTCCTGCTTTACGATGTCGTTCACATCCTCCGCGTAGTCCGAGAGGGTCTTTTCCACCGTCGCCGCTAGATCATCTACTTTCACCTTCATCGCTTCACCTTCTCACACTTAAACTTCAGGCTCCGTTTCTTAAAGCCCATCGGATCAATGGCGGTGACGTTGTAGATATTGTCTCCTAACCGGATCCGGATCTTCGTAGAGTCCAAGCCATCGAGACACTTTGCATACCGGACGGTAAAGTCGATCGCATCCGTACTGTTTGTGGTTCCCGCCTCCTGCTTTTCGGCCCCTCCGCTCTGTACCGGTGTCGCCCAGCAAGTGTAGAAGTCGGTCCACGTATTGGTATGGTTTCCGTACTTATCTTTCACGACCTCATTCTTCTGAACCGTAAGCCGGACATTCATTGCCGCGATATTCATCTCACACCTCCATCAGAACTTCGGGTCCCGCTCCCCAAAGAGCAGGTTCCGAAGTGTGATCGTCAGTGCGTGATGATCGGCTTCCTCGCGGTGCTCGTTAAGATAAGCAAGGGCATAAAGGACGGCCACCACCGTGATCGGGCTGCTCTCGTCAGCGAGGCTGTCCTTCCGGAGCACAGATGCCACAAGGCTCTCTGCCGCGTCCAGTTCCTGCTGGATCAGATCATCTTCATCGTTTGAATCGACCCTGAGATACTGTTTTGCTTCCTCCAGCTTTAGCATCGCTTCCTCCTCTCCAGTCAGAAAGAAAGCCCAGAGCTTTGACACTCTGAGCTCCCGTCATTTGTTACTGTATTGCTGCCTTCAATCGATCAGGCAGATGCTCCTGCCTTCAGGATCTGCACGGCTTCCGGAAGAACCAGAAGGCCATCGACACGCTCCTTGGCGACATACCCGATCATGCCGTTTCCGGCAAAGAGCTCACGAAGCTCCTGCATGGAACGACTGCCCCGATCGCCGATGTTGTAGTAGCTGTAGTCACCAAAGGCCATCACAGGCTTTCCTGCCGCAAGCTCCGGTGCAAAGGCGCTGGTGTGAACCGCATAGCCAAGAAGTCTGTCCGGCTCCCCTGCCTGATAAGACGGCTGCCAGATATAAGCTCCGTTGTTGTCCTTCAGCTTCCGGAGTGCTGCAAGGGTCTGGTCGTTCATGATAAACGACGCCTTCTTCCGGTACGGACGCTTCAGGGCATACACGAGATCCAGCACATCATCGGTACCGAGCTTGGTGCCGGTGAGGGTCTTTGCCACTGTGCCGCCGTTCGTCTCATCGAAAAGGCCTGTCGGCTTGCCCTTGCCATCGCCGTTTAAGAAGGCATCCTCCTCGGCGTTTGCAATCGCAATACCGAACTGGGTCGTAATGTAACTTGCGAGATCGAACATGGAATCGTAGAGAAGCTCCTCGGTTACCTTCACTGCTACGTGCAGCTTATGCGCATCGAGTATCTTCTGACCGAACTTCGCGTCGGTAAACTGCAGTGCTCCGCCCTCCTCGATCCATGCAGCCGTAGGCTTGGCACCGGCGATGTTGATCTTGTGCTCACCGGAAGTCGTGATCTGGGTGGCAAGGCCCCGCATGATGTTCTCTTCATTCAGGACATCAATCATGCGGCTGTCCCACTCCTCCGGAACGAGGTATCCGCCATCGGCATCCACACCTTCCTGCAGGATGTCGGAAACCTGATGGAAGTTCGTGCGCATGGCGGTCAGCATATCTTTTGCATACTGATCGGAAGCGCGTCCCTGCTTCTTCGGCTTCTCACTGCCTGCGGAAGGCATGTTGGAAAGAGGAGAAGAAGTCGGCTGACTCAGCTGTGCCTCGATGGCCGCCTGACGGTTCAGGCGATCGATCTCCTTCGTAAGATCCGTGATCTCCTTTTCCATGCGGTCATACGTTTCTCCATCTTCGCTAGAAAGAATCCCGTTCTCTCCCCTGTGTGCTTCGAGGAAGGCCTTTGCTGCCTCCCATGCTCTTGCTCTCTTTGCAATCAAATCCTGTACGTTCATTGTGTTCTCCTCCTCACATCACTTTGTGCAGCAGATTCAGGCGATCCATCAGAGCATCCACGCTCCGGCCTTCCTCTACTTTGCTTTCGGCATCAGGACCATCCTGTGCCTTGTTTCTAACCTTGTAGTGTTCCTTCACCTTGTTGGTGAAGGCAGCCGCCATCTGACGGCTGGAATAAAGAAAACCCGCAGCAAGCAGATCCTTGTTCTTCTTGGGACCATCTGGTGCTTGCTCGGTTTTCTCTTCAGATTCCTCCGGATTCTCCTTGGCAGGATCGTCCTCTTCCTGATCCTGTTCTTCCTGTTCCCTGCGATAGAGATCCGGTCTCTCCATCACACGGTCTGCAAAATGAAGCTCTACTGCCTTATTCGCATCCATCCAGGTCTCATCGTCCATGAGCTTACTGAGCTTGTTCTTCGAAAGGCCTGTCTTCTTCACGTAGGCGTTCAGGATCGAATCCTTCACGGAATCCAGCATGGAAATCGCCTGTGCGAGATCGTCCTTGTCGCCCATCGCCATCGTGGACGGGTTATGGATCATGAGCATGGAGACCGGGCTCACCAGCACCTCATCTCCTGCCATCGCAATGACCGATGCTGCTGATGCTGCAAGGCCGTCGATCTTGACTGTGACCTTCCCGTCGTAGGACAGAAGCATGTTGTAGATCTGTGCCGCCGCCCAGACATCACCGCCCGGAGAGTTGATCCAGACCGTGATCGGTCCTTTCCCGGAATCAAGGTCAGACTTAAAAAGAGCTGGTGTGACGTCATCGTCAAACCAACTCTCCGAAGCAATGGTTCCGTTTAAAAACAGCGTGCGTGCGGCAAGATCCGGATCTTCTCCATCCGGTGCCTTGTTCCGCACCCACTTCCAAAACTTGTTCATGTGTTCCTCCTTCCCCTTCTGTGGGGCTTTTTGTTATCTGTATCTTCCTCAGGTTCTTCATCGGGCTCATCCTGCTCCGGAGGATCACTACCTCCAGAACCACTCTGGTAGGCTGCGCCAGCACTCCGAAGAGGCGTCATGGTTCCATTTACAAGAAACAGGTTCCCGCCCTCTTCGTCGGGCACGAGGTCCATGTTCTCTAAGCGCCGGACATCGTTCACACATAAAAAGCCGTTGCTGATGCCGGTCGCATATCCCTGCATGCGGCTCTCATAGTTGCCGCGAAGAAGACCATCCACGTTGAAACGCGCATAGTAGATCTTCTTCTCCTCCGGGGTAAGAAGCGACCTTGAGATCGCAGACTCGATTCGGGCAAGCCACGGCTGCAGGCTGTAGGTCACGAATTCCAGCGACTGTTCCTCAATGTTAGAAAAAGTCGCATGTTCAAGATCTCCAATCATATGCGGCGGCACCCGGAAGATCCTGGCGATCTCATCGATCTGGAACTTTCGAGTATCCAGAAACTGCGCTTCCTGCGGATTGATGGAGATCGGCGAATACTTCATGCCTTCTTCCAACACCGCAACCTTCCCGGCATTCTGGCTCCCGCCAAAGGCCGCCTGCCAGCTATCCCTCACCTTCTCCGGATCCTTCAGGATGCCGGGATGCTCGAGGACTCCGGATGGCGCTGCACCGTTCTCAAAGAACTTAGAGCCATATTCCTCACAGGCCATCGAAAGACCGATGCTGTTCTTTGCCATCGCAATCGGGCTGTATCCCACAAGGCCATCAAAGCCAAGGCCCGGGATCTGCATCACCTCATGGGGAGAGAGCTTGACGATCGTCTCTTTCATCGTCGGTGCATCGGATCCCTTGGACCAGAGGTACTGATAATAGATGTGTCCGTTCTCATCCCGGTCCACCGTCATGCGGTTTGGCATCAGAGGATACAGCGCGGTGATCTCGCCCTTTCCATTCCGGATAATCTGTACATAAGCATTCCCCCACAGGAGAAGGTGTGTGAGGAGCGTCTCCCAGAAGGTATAGGCCGTCATCTCCTCATTCGGCTCACTGTGAAGAAGAAAGTACAACGGATGATCCGTTGCCTTTACCTTGCTCCCATCCTCCTCTTTGTAGAGGTGTAAGGGCAGGCTTGCCACAGCCTCAGCAAGTACCCGGACACAGGCATACACAGCAGTCACCTGCATGGAGCTTCGCTCTGTCACGGTTTTGCCAGATGAGGTGTGCCCATAGTAAGCGCGGTAGACACTGCCGGATGTTGCATCCTTTGGATCCGCTCTTGCCTTCCTTCTGTGAAATAAATCCTTAAATCCCATCGATTCTTCCTCCATCAAAATGTGATCAGCCCTCGGCTGTCATAAACACTCTCTGCTTGTTCCTGCCGAATACAGCGATCCAGCGCCATAATCGATGCAACGATACCGTCGATCTTTTCCGGTGACTTCGCCTTGGTCGGCTTGATGTTATCGGCAGCATCCCGGTCCACGACCACGTTTAGGGCCATCCACCGAAGGACCGGATTGCCACCGTGGATGATCTTTCCTTCCATCATCAGCTTGTAGAACTCCTTCGTAGGAGCTGACATATCTTTGAAGCCCTGTCCAAAGGGCACCATCGTCAAGCCGTCATCCTGCAGGTTGATAATGAGCTGGGTCGCATTCCACCTGTCGACCGCGATTTCCTTGATGTTGTAGATCTTGTAGAGATCCAGGATGAACTTCTCGATGAAGTTGTAGTCGATCACATTTCCTTCCGTCGCCTTCATGTATCCCTGCTTTACCCAGACATCGTAGGGAACAGAGGCCCTTCGCACCCGGATTGGAATGGTGTCCTCCGGAACCCAGAAGAACGGCAGGCAGATGTACTTCTCCCTCTCATCCCTCGGTGGAAACATCAGAACCAGTGCGGTGATGTCGCCAGTGCTGGAAAGGTCTAGACCTCCATAGCACTCACGACCCTTGAGCGAATCCAGATCAATCGGCTCATTGCCCTGATCAAAGACCTGCTCCGGAATGAAGGCGGTCGTTGAAGATACCCACATGTTGAGTCGGAGCTGCTTAAACACCGCCTCCTCCGCCGGATTTTCCATTGCCTCGTGGTAATGCTCCCGGACACGTTCAATGTCAATCGTCTGCCCGAGACTTGGATTTGCTTTGTACCAGTTCTTCTCATCGTGCCAGTCCTCATCATCTTCCAGTCCATAGACAACTGGATAAAACGTATGATCTACACGCTGCCCGGAGAGGATGTCTTTTGCCTTCTGGTGCAGCTCGTAGCAGATCGAGTTCTTATCGGTTCCTGCAGTCGTAATCAGGAAATACAACGGCTGCTCACGGGCATCACCAGAGCCTTGCGTGAGTACATCGAAGAGTCTTCTAGTAGGTTGCGCATGGACCTCATCGAACACAAGACCAGAAACATTCAGTCCATGTTTCGTTCCCACCTCTGCGGACAGCACCTGGTAGAATCCGGCATTCGAGTAGTTCACAATTCGCTTGCTGGCGGCCATGATCTTGGAGCGCTTTAAAAGCGCCGGTGTCATGTTTACCATCTGGTGTGCGACATCAAAAACGATCGATGCCTGCTGACGATCTGCTGCAGCACCATAGACTTCTGCGGATGGTTCGTTGTCCGCATACAGCAGGTACAGGGCAACTGCGGCAGCAAGCTCCGACTTTCCATTCTTCTTGCCAATCTCGATGTAGGCTGTCCGGAACTGCCGGTTTCCGTCTGGCTTTACGATTCCAAAGAGATCCCGGATGATTTTCTCCTGCCAAGGGAGGAGCCAGAAGCGTTTTCCGGCCCACTTGCCTTTGGTATGACGGAGCATCTCGATGAACTTCACCGCCCGGTCTGCTTTGACCTTGTCATAGTGAGATGTTGGAAGCATGAATTTTGTCGGCTGGTAATCGGTCAGCTTTGGCATACCATTGGGACGTTTCTCCATTACGGATCACCTCCCAACAGCTCCTCCATCTCATCTCCTGGCGTTGGCTTCCCGGCATCTGCGATCAGGCGGGAACGGGATGCCGGAGTCAGACCGAACTCGGTCGCGAACTTTCCCATCTGCTTCATGTAGGTCTGTGCGATGGAGACCTGCGGGACCTGTTGCCAGTAGCCAGAAGGTGTCCGGACAAGAGTGCCGTGCTCTGTGATAAACTCCTCGGCTTCCTTCCATCTTGCGTAAGACTGGCAGTATGCAGCAAAGGCAGCCATATCAACCTCCGTAAGAACACCGATGGCTTCCATCTTCTTTGCCAGCCTGTGCCACTCCTTTCTGGCATCCTTATCGAGCCACTTCGGACAGGCAGGTGCTTTCCGCTCTGGCTTTGGCTCATTCTCATTCAGTTTTCTTTTCCCGGGATTTCCTTCCAACTCCTTGATTGCGGTCGGAGTTGGCTTTCTTCCTCTGGTCGCCATAGGGAACACCTCCTTTCTGTCCATCAAAAAAGGACCGCCGAAGCGATCCTGTCCCATGTGGTGTATGTGTATTGAGGTATATGTGAACGAGAGAAAGAGCCGTGTGGCTCTCCTCCCGGAAGTTGCTTTCTGTTCAGCGCTTTCTTTTCAGTTGAAGTTGTGCAGGATGGCAAGAAGCGCAAGCTGTGCGTTTTCCGTCTCCGGCTCGATGTCCCAGCCTCTGTCGTATCTTGCGACCGGGAAGTCTCCGAGGCGAATCTCAAGCTTGCTGATCTTGCCGCCCTCAATTCCGTAGTCCTCGCTCGGCTCTCCGTAAACCTTCGCGCTGTAGGTGAATATCTGATCCTCGATCTTGATGCTTCCTTTGTTCCACATGGCTTTGTCCTCCGTTTTCTTCTGTGTGCCCTTTTCCTTTGGCATGTACATATATCACTCTGCAAAGCTTATATAGCAAGGAGATCAGCCGGATATGTGTCACAAAGATCCGTTGGAAAAACTGTGTATTTTGTATGAGGAAGAGGCCCCTTTTGCGGGGCTTCCTCCCTTGGTTTTTTAGTCCAGGGTCATCCTGAAGGCATGGCCTTTCTCGTAGCCTTTACCGTAGAAGTCCTTCCGGAGGTTGACCTCAACCATCTCGCCGATCGTGCAGCCGGCCTCTTTAAAAAGCCAAAGCGTCTCGACCGCGTCCGTTGCCCGGCAGGAGTAGGTGAAGGCCTTGATGCCGTTCTCCTTCATGCAGGCGGTGAGGGCTTCCACATCCCTGTCCCAGATGATGTCGTCGAAGTCGAGGATCTCGTTCTCGTTGTCCCTTGATTTCTCGTAGGCTCTCCAGATCTTCCAGGCAATATCGCCTAGCTCGTCGATCCTGTCCTCGGCTACCTTCGCCGTATCCCTTGCGGTGTCCCTCTCCTCTGCGGTGGTGGCTGCCTTGTAGGCTTTCTTTGCTTCTGCGATGGTGTTGTAGGTTTCTTCGAAAATGTTTGTCATGGCTTTGTCCTCCTTGCTTTGTGCTTGTTTGCCTTTTCCTTTGGCATGTACATATATCACTCTGCAGGCGATATATAGCAAGGAAATAAGCCTCATAATCTGCACAAAGATGTACCGAAAATCCTGTGCTTATCTGACATCTCCATGGAGAATAAAGCGGACGTATTCGTCCCGGTGCTCCTCAATAAAGAGCACCAGATCGTAGTAGTTCCGGTCGAATGCGAGGCGCTGCACGTAGGACAGGTCGAACATGTTCGTAAGGCCGCTGTCTCGAATCGCAATAATCTGTTGCCTGATCTTCTCATCCATATCAGCCGGTCACCCTCTTTACGATATCCTCGCCATAGATCACGCTTAGTCCTGAACCGTTATCCCAGTGGACGAGCAAGGATCCCGTGTCATCGACACCATAGACAGTTCCTTTTGTGCCGATTGGCGGTGCCTGGATATCATCCATCTCCAAAAGTTCCACCCGAGATCCTGCAGGATAACATTCACGCAGTCTTTTTAGTACCTCATCATTTGGAAATCTCATGTTCTGCTTCCTTTCCTTCTGGATTGCTCGTTTCGGATTCGACGGAAGATCCGGCCTGTGCTTCCTTTTCTACTTCACGTTTAGCTTTCTGCCTCTGGTAAAACTTTCTGGCCGCCTCCTCATTCGGAAAGGCAGCGTATCCGGAAAGGTTCTTCATCAATATTTTTCGCGTCGTCTTGAACTCTGATCCATTCATCCCGAGGCGGGCGAGCCAAATGCGGAAAGCATATTTTTCGCTCTCTTCATCGACATACTTCGGATAAATTCTCTTCTGTTCCAAGGCCTGTTTATTCATGAAGGAAGAAAGTTCTATGTATGCATGGATCGTTTCAGAATCCGCAAGCTCTGGGAACCCGGTAAAGGAAATCTTCTCATCTTCTACCTTAATACCAATCATCTCATCCCGATGATCCGAGAGAATCTCGAGCGCCTTCTCCAGCGTTAGGTCGTCCGCGTCTTTAAGTGCATTCACAAGGTCAATGTCGACATGGAAGTGGCCGCCAGTTGCCTTGTTGATCAGGCTTGCTCTCTGATAGATGAGATTAATCAAATTTCGAAGTGTACATCCGTTGTGTCCTTTCAGCGGCAAGGCGATCTCCACTTTCAGTTGCTCCGGTTCGTCTTCCGTATTCGGCAACCGGATCAGGCCTTCTGCATCAAGAGTCTGAAGAATCGCTTCATCGGCTTTGTCTTCCTCCACTGTGAGGGTTCCATCCCTCTCGACCATCCAGTCACCGATTTCATATGCCATCCGCGGTGCTGCTGTATAATGCGGTTTCTCCCCGGTCAGCTCTCCTAAACGCGTCACCAGCTCTTTTCGTTCCGATGTACTTTTTTCAAATCTCAGCATTTTCTTGCCCTCCTTTTCGATGCTCCGGTTCATTCCGGTAACACATACATCACTCTGACGGGCTGGAATAGCAACTCAATTTGACAGATAAATCTGAACAAAAATCAGGTCTCAAAATTGAAGGAAACAGACGAATCCAACAGGCAATCTTTGGTCTTCATCAGGATTCGTCCTGTCCAACATCCGCAGCAGCCTCTTCAAATGTGAGCTTCTGACCATCACGCACCACATATACATCTTGCGTTTTTCCATCTTCGTGTTCGATATATCTTTTCACGATGACGTCGACATACTTCGGGTCCAGCTCGATGCCTCTGCAAATCCGATCTGTTTCGCAGCAGGCGATCAGAGTGGATCCGGATCCGAGGAAGGGATCCAGAACAATTCCGTTTGTCATCGAGGAGTTCCGGATCGGATACGCCATCAGCTGCACCGGCTTCATCGTTGGATGATCCTTGGAAGCTTTCGGACGGTCGTACTCCCAGATGGTGGTCTGCTTCCGGTCCGAGTACCACTCATGCCTTCCACCCTTCTTCCAGCCAAACAGGCACGGTTCATGCTGCCACTGGTAGGGAGAGCGTCCCAGAACCAGCGCATTCTTTTTCCAGATGCAGCAGCCGGAAAGGTAGAAGCCTGCATCCACAAATGCCCTGCGGAAGTTCAGCCCCTCCGTATCTGCATGGAATACGTAGATGGAACCGTCATCGGCGAGGTTATCATGCATGCAGGTATAAGCAGAAAGCAGAAACTTGTAGAAATCCTCGTCTGTCATGTTGTCATTCAGGATCTTGCCTGCTGTTTCTTCAACGTCTACGTTATACGGAGGATCGGTCAGCACCAGATTTGCCTTCTGACCATCCATCAAAGCAACATAGTTCTCTTCATTGGTGGAATCACCACAGAAGACTTTGTGCTTTCCAAGAAACCACATATCGCCGGGCTTACTCATGGTCGGCTTCTTGAGTTCCTCATCCACATCAAAGCTATCTTCTTCCACCTCTTTATCGCAGACCTTATTGAAAAGCTGCTCCATCTCCGGAGGCTCAAATCCGGTGAGCGCCGTGTTGAAGTCCGATGCCTCAAGATCTTTCAGAAGGTCAGCGAGCATGTTGTCATCCCATTCGCCCGTGATCTTGTTGAGCGCAATATTCAATGCTTTCTCTCTAGTTTTATCGATGTCGACGACTGCGCAGGGAACCTCGGTATAGCCGAGATCCATCGCAACAGTCAGTCTCTGATGTCCTCCGATGATCGTCATGTCAGCATTCACAACCAAAGGATCCGCAAAGCCAAATTCCTGAATGGAGTTCTTGATCTTCTCGTATTCCTTATCTCCCGGTTTCAGTTTCTTTCTCGGGTTGTATGCTGCCGGTTTCAGTTCCGTCACCGGTATGTTCTTTAAGATTGGTGTTTCCATTCTCTTTCTCCTTCATTCGTTTTCTGTGCCGCCAGCTGTTGTAAGCCCAGCGGCATCGATCTGAGCAGAACACCCGTGGCCTGCCCATCGGGTTGCGTCCCATCGGCATGCCGCACCACGGGCAGAACTGCTTCGCGCAGGAATCAATGAATTCCGAGAGGTCAGTGGTTTCAAAATTCTCATCCATCACGCCCTCCTCGCGTACTCGAAAGTCCAAACGTACTCGAAAGTCTGAGCGGTTAAGGCTTTGTATTCTGTGGCGGAAATCCGAGGCCAAACGCGCAGATCCGCGCACGAAAAAACCGCAGAAGAAGCGCTTGTTTCCACGCTTTACCTGCGGTTTCAAAAAGTATTGTAATTTCTTCGGGATCCAGCGGACTGCCCGCTGACCCCGGGGTGCGAATTTCGCGAAAATCAACACAAGAGGGGGCGGCGGTCCCCTGTGGCTCATGCTTTAGAGATCATGACCACCCCCACCCTTAACAAAAAAATTATGATGACACACGCTCTGTAAAATGATACATTGAAAAAGTCGAGATCATCGTACTGTAACAACGTTCCTCCTTCCGATAAGGTTCAGCCCCCGCTGAACGATCTGGAAGTTTGATCTCGCACTATTCATAACCAGAGGTCGATTCAGGGCTGTGCTCTACCGGATCGGCCTCTTCCCCTTTTATACCATATCGATACGTCGGTGTCTCATCCCTTGTTCGTGTCTTTCTGTCATGGCATTTCTTACAGAGTGCCTGCCAATTTGATCGGTTCCAGAAAAGCTCTGGGTCTCCTCGATGCGGAATAATATGATCCACAACCGTCGCAGGCGTAGCTTTTCCTTCCTTCAGGCACTCCTCACAAAGAGGGTGGAGCTGCAGGAATTTCTTGCTCTCTCTTCTCCACCTTGCATTGTATCCACGAGCTGCTGCCGATCGTTTTTCCTCAGGATGCAAGGCTTTATGTTCCTCACAATACTTCTGTCCGGCTGGCACGAGGTTCGGGCAGCCGGGATGCCTGCAGGGAACCTTCGGTTTGTATGGCATGTTCGTCACCTCCGCTCCTGATTTCTCCCACGTAAAAAGCCCCGGAGGTTTGATCCTTCGAGGCTTCATCCTATCTTCTTCGCTGACTATACCATATCACATATGGCACCCGGACATTTGCGGACATTTTCGGCGCATTTAAATCATCGTAGGATTATTTGGCACCTTCACATGGGACAATGCTCTGCTGTGCCATCTGCGGATGGTACGCTCATCGGCAGCAAGCTCATCGCCGATCCGCATCCAGGTATAGTTCTTGAGATACCGGTACGTGAGAATCAACCGTTCATCCATGTTGTCGACCTGATCGATCACAGACTGGATCTCGTCTTTCAGCTGCAGGAGAAGACAAAGCTCTTCATTCACTTTCTTCTCCTTCTCCCAGATGCGATCCAGCGTTTTTACGAATGGTGCATCGTCTGGACGATTCGGATTGTAATGCTCCTCGAATCCGGGACTTCCAACAGAAGAAGCCAGCATCCTTAAATTCTCCAGTTCTTCCTGATGCAAGCGGATCCGCTGCTCCAGCCGATATGCCTGATTGAGATATGCCTTTGGTGTCATGCTGCCACCTTCTCTCTCAGCTTACGGATCAGATAATCTGGATCAACGTCTGTCAGAATTTCGTACCAGCCGGAATGGAAGAACTTCTCCATCTGCATGGCTTCATCCATCGCCGTCCTGTTTCTTGGATTCTTCTTCAGCCTCTTCAGAGCCGACAGGTAGTCTTCTGCTGCCTGTGCAACGATGGCATTGGCAAGATTCTGATACGGATCGGAACCAAAATTTTTGTTCATATGCAGTCTCCTTGAAATGCTTCATTTCTGTTCCTCGGATTGGCATATATTTGTCATTGATTTTCTGTTCTTGACTCTGATTGGCTTATTTCAGACGAGCATGTACCGCCCGGATCAGGTTCTCCTGTGTGGAGTTCTTATCTTCCAGTGCTTTAAGCACGTCCTCATCAATCGTGTCCTTCGTCACGATGTTATGAATGGTTACAACCTCGGTCTGGCCTTGACGGTTGAGTCTCGCGTCTGTTTGCTGCCGCATCTCCAGGGACCAGCAAAGGGAGAACCAGATCAGGATATGACCGCCATGCTGGAGGTTGAGTCCGTGTCCGGCAGATGCTGGAGAAATCAGAGCGACCGGAATCTTTCCTGCATTCCAATCGGCGACATCCTCCGAGGTTTTCAGGTCTCGTACCGTGATCTCCTTCTCCTTCAGGTATTCGATGATTCGACTACGATCATGCTGATACCAATAGGCAATCAGAACGTTCTGCCCGACTGCTTCTTCGATGAGGTCCGACAGCATCTCGAGTTTTCGGTCATGGATCCGGATCACCTCATGATTCTCGTTGTAGACAGCTCCGTTTGCCATCTCCAGAAGTCTTCCGGAAAGAACCGCCGCATTGGCAGCGTCCACTTCACTCCCATCAATTGTAAGAACCAGCTCTTTCTTCAATTCCTCGTAGAGTTTCTTTTCTTCCGGGCTCATCTCAACCGTATGGTTGACCGTCAGGCATTTTGGCAGATCTGGCAGGAAGTCTTTTGCTTTCATGGAAACAGAGATATCTCCGATCTTCTTGTAAATGGCTTCCTCTGCGCCGGGCAGCGGCACATAGTTATAAACCACTCCGGTGTAAGGATTCATGCCGCCGGGCCGGAAGAACGCTTCGCGATATCTTCCGATGAACCTTCCGAGGCGCTTGCCCTGATCAATAATGGCAACCTCTCCCCAAAGGTCCAGAAGGCCATTACTTGCAGGCGTTCCAGTTAAGCCCCAGATCCGCTTGATGTGGGGACGAGCTTTTCGAAGTGCTTTATAGCGCTGGCTCTTATAATTCTTGAAAGAGCTAAGTTCATCCACCACGACACAGTCAAAGGGCCATGGGATCTTGTGCTGTTCCAACCAGTCAGATAGCCATTTCACATTTTCCCGGTTGACCACATAGACGTCAGCATCTGCTCGAAGTGCCCTTACTCGCTCTTTGCAGCTGCCAATAATGACCGACATCCGTAAATCCTGTGTGTGGGTCCAGAGGTCTTTTTCTTCCGGCCAGACATCCCGGGCTACACGAAGAGGTGCAATCACCAGCGTTTTATGAACATCGAAGGAATCAAACATCAGGTCCCAGATGGCAGTAAGACTGATGATCGTTTTCCCGAGGCCCATCTGAAGGATCAGCATCGCCTCCGGATGGGTCTCAACAAACTCCACACAGTAATCTTGATAGTCATGCAAGTCGGATCTTTTTAATTCCATCGTTGCCTCTTCCATCATCTGTCTCCTTCCTGTATCGCGGTAATGATGTCCGGTATCTCCTTTGGATCATCCAGAACGAATACTCGAAAGCCAAGTACTTTGAGCCTTGCATGTCTTCGGATCTGCAGCTTTCTCGGTTTCTGGCCCGGGGCTTTCACCTCAACAAAAGCGATGCGTCCTCCGGGCATCAGAACGATCCGATCCGGCATCCCATTGAGTCCCGGAGAGATAAACTTCGGGCACCATCCGCCTGCTTTTCTTACGGCTGTGACAAGACTTTGCTCGATTTGCTTTTCAGCCATTTGGCATACTCCTTCCATGCCTCTTCAAAGGCATCAATGCATCCGCTGCAGGCACCGCAGTCGTAAAGATAATTCAGAATCGAATCATGCCAGTTTCTCAGTTTGACTGTGCTGTTTCTTGGAAACCGATCCCTGTCTTCCCTCATGTCCTTGGCGAGATCACCCATTGGTGAATCCTCTTTGATGTGCTTCCGAACCATGTATGTGTAAAATGTCATGCTTTTTCTCCTTCCATTTCTTCTCCTGCTTATCCATCACGAATGATGTCTGGCAAAAAAATCAGAGGGTGTAGATTGTGAAGATACCCTATATACCCTTTTCTAATATCAATTATTTTTTTGCTATTACGTCATAGTGGGTTAGGTATCTGCACCATCTACACCCTTTGCCAGAAGCCCAGTGTTTATCGGCATTTCCAGACCCTCTGGTCATTTTGCCAATCTACACCGCACTGCACCGACCTACACCTTTTTCAGTCCATGAAGTCCGTTTTCAGACGAATTCCACGAATCAGCACGCCCTTCTTGGTACGCTTACTCGTGATGCCACGGTTCTTCAGCTCTGCATAAAACTCAGCTTTGTTCCGGATGAACTCTCCGACGCGGTCACAGTACGTCCGATACGTGTCATACAGTTCTCCGGATTTTTCTGTGAAGGCATCACCAAGCTCACAGCATTCATCCATGAAATGAGACATCCAGTCGTTCTCTGCCTTGTAGTCATCAATAGCCTTCTGAACGACACCTGGTCGCTTCAGGTGAAAACCGGCAGCGATCACCTTCTCGGCACCTTCAATTACCCAGGAAAGAATCGCGGGCCCGGCGTTCTTAACAAGCACATCGGCATAATTCTTTACATCACTCTTGCCCGTAAACTTGGCATGGAAAGGCAGCACAATGAGTCTCCGCCAAGTTCCATCATCGGTTGCCCCGACTCTTGGCAGGTGATTGGTATAAAGAACCACTGTATGAGAGGGAATAAACTCTCCCGGGTCCTTGAACTTCTTCTCGCCCTGAATCGGATCGGTTGATGTGATCTGCTTCAGAATAGAAGTAGAAAGTCTCTGTCCTTCTTCCAGTTCTGCGGCAATCGCCAACCGCTTGCCTTTCAGTTCTGTAATCTCCCACTTCGTGTTCCGACGTACGCCAACGGTCAGAGTGTCCGCAGAGATGGACCCGGCATAACTTCCAAGGACATGCGCGATGCTGTTGAAGAACGTACTTTTTCCATTCTTTCCACCGCCGACAGCAATGTAGAGTGCTTCGATATATACGTGTCCGATTGCAGCAAGTCCCATGACCATCTGCACATAGTCGATCAGTTCCTGATCACCGAGAAAGGTCTTCTGCAGGGTATCCTCCCAGAGATCTTTTCCTTTCTCTCCCGGATCGCAAAGCGTCACCTTTGTCAGATAATCGCCAGCTTTATGTTCACGACGTCCGGAAAGGCCATGACGCAGATCATAGGTGGCTCCCGGTGTGTTCAGAAGATAGGGATCATGATCCAAGTCCTCATACTTCACATGCACCATGGGCTGAGCCGCCTGCATGGCAGAGTTGACGTACCGCATGTTTCTCCGCTGCATCACAAAAGTGTGGTAGTTCTGTGCACGTATATGGGCATTCAAAAGTTCCAGCAGATTTCCACTCAGGTCCTTAGCCGCCTTCTTGATATTACTGATCAAATCTTCCGAAACACCAGCATTCAAAAGTGCCTGCTTTGTCTGGAACATCAAAAGTTCTGCATCGGCAAGCTGAAGGTCCAGGAATTCTTCCGTGGCTCCAACCGCCGCAGAAACCGATGTTTCCCAGACCGTTCCGTCGTAGCAGAGAAATCCTGTCTGCTCACAGAACCGGAGAACATCACCGTACTCATTGGAGAGCACCTTCGCCTGACCGATGTCTGAGTAGTCCTCTGGCTTAAGACTTCCTGCAGGTCCTTTGGGTAACGCAGAGTTGTACTTCTCCGGAGGGATGTATCCCGGCTGACTTGCCACCTTCTTCTCCCACTTCTTTGCAGAGTTCCAGATCTTGCCAAGCTCCTCATCAGAAAGCGGAGGATTGCACTTGGCTGCCTCTTCCAGAAAGATCGCGTGCGCTGCATCGCTGTGCCCGTACCGCTTGACCACCTTCCCGGCAAACCGGCTCATGGTCGCATTCCGCTTACCGGCAGGAATCTCGTCAGCTGTTCTTGCCATGGAGTCCTCTGCCTCCAGAAATTCTTCGATCGTCTTACCGCCTTCATGCCAGATGACCTTTGGAGAATTTGATCCAAAAACAAATCTCCCAGCATCGAGCGCATTGTCATCAAAGAACGGATAGCGTTCCTGCACCGCATGTTTCAGAGCGGTATAGACCTGCGGGTCTTTGTACTCCCGGGTCCGCATATAAATGTGAAACCTGGGCCGCGCACTCTTTCCATCCTTCGGCAGGTTGTTGTGACGACTCTCGGTGATACCAAAATCCACATCTGCAAGTTCCTCTGCCAAAGCTCCCGGTGTGATCCAATCCTTCGAATCATCAGAGTGGTCATTATCACAGTCCATCACGATGCAGTCTGCTAAGAGGAAGTTGTCATTGCTGCGATAGCTGTTCTTGTACATGGCGCAGACATGGTCTTTGGAGACCGCCGCCCGGAGGGATTCCTCCGAGCTTACAGCCACTTCATTGGGATACCTGCAGTTTTTCGCATTGCCCGTGCAGGCTGCGGTGTAAAGATGCATCTTAGTCATTGATCTCAAGGGCCTCCTCTTCCAGAACCTTGGTGACAAACTTCAGGGCCTTAATGAGGCAGCGCAGGTCATCATCACCAATGGCTGTAATCGAGACACCGCATCCATCTCCATCCTCATCCTTTCGGATACGGAAGAGTCCGTAGCCTACCGGATTGCAGATTTCAATGATGGTTCTCGTATCGTCGTCCTCGCCATCTATCGTTCCACTGGTTCCGGCGAACACCTTATAGAGCGAGTCACCGTCCATCACCTCTCTGCTGTAGAGCGGAATCAGATGCGTGCGATCCGTCTTCTTGCTGGTTGCTGTCAGAATATCTTCCTTTACTTCGTACATATCAATTTCTCCTCTGCGATATAACGCGCCTTCATGCCCTTTGACCGGGCGTAGCTGATTTCTTTTTCCATCCCTTCTGTGATTCTGTCTCCAAAGACCCAGAGCTCTGCGCACTTGGAGAGGATCGCAATGTCCATGAACAGCGCAAGATCTCTCTCGTCCTCCGTCATGTACTGCGGAAGCAAAAGATGCGGAGCAATAGGAATCATCCCTTGGTCCACAGCGTAGCGGCTGTATCTCCTTGCCCTTTCTGTGTTGCCCTCGATGTCCCCGGAATACGGTGAGCAGATATAGACCAGCGGTCTGTACCTGTTCTTTGATGCCCTGCGGATTGCTTCCCCGGCTGTCGGGTCTTTATAGCCCTCCGCATTTCTCATTTCATTCATACGTCACCACCTCGCCTTCGTTCAAAATCAGGCTTTCTGCCCTCTACCCCTCTACGGACACGACGAGGCTTTTTTTGTGTGACTCAACAGAAAAAATTAAAAAATCCGGATTGCTTCCTTATTAAACTGGATCGCATGTCAAGTACAAAAGTCTGACAGTTCGATCTGATGGATCCAGAAGCCGAAAGATGGGCAGTTCACGTGATGTGGGCTGCCCTTTTCATATGCTTTCATGGTATATGAAAGGTATTCCATGACGACATGGAATGAAAGCACTGTATGAGAATGATATGAGGAATGAAGCGGAGGCTGACGTTAGAGGCAATGAAGATCAGAACATGCCGCGCATGTCATAGATGTACTGCAGCTCAGGACATGTCTGCCAGTAGGACGGGTCCTGGAACTTCTGAAGTTCTTCCGGCTCTAATGACCGCAAGTATTCTGTGGCCTTTTCGTTCTGAGCCAGGACTGCTGTGTAGAACGCAAGCTTCTGACTGATGGCATCTGACTGAAGCGTAAGCCTGTAGATCTTCTGGGAGAGTCTCTGATGATCGGCCACCGTAATCTCGATAGGATTCTTCTTAAGCATACGTGCAGCGATGGACTGCCGTGAATAGCGGGCTCGATTTTTCCGTGCTTTTTCTTCACGCTTATCGATGTCATGCTTAATGGCTTTTTCAAGAGAGATAACGTCGGATGCTTTAACGCCATAGTATTCAGGGCATGGATAGATACCGCTGACACAGTAAAGGTAATACTCATGCGGTGTGAGGCCGGCCAGGCTGTACTGATAGTGCTCTTCGTTATATGCGTTTATGTAATTATCTACCATTGTGCGGCACTGCGCCTCCGTCTTACAAAGAGAAAGCAGACGGGAAAGTTCACGCTTGAGTGTAGAGAAAAAGCTTTCTGCCGGTGCGTTGTCCTGGCAGTTGGCACGGGCGGAGACAGAGTGGATGAAGCCGTCATTCTTAAGCAGATTCTTGAAGGCAAAGGACATATACTGACTGCCCTGATCGCTTTGAACGAAGACCTTCGGATGTTTGAATTCTCTGCCATGGTTCTTCATCATCATTTCATAAGCTTCTGTCACCAGCTGGATATCCATGGAAGAGGATTCGGCCCAGCCGAGGATCTCTTTGGTATAGGCGTCTCTGAAAATACAGAGGTAATCCGTCTGGGATTCAAGATTATAGAAGAGGTATGTGATATCTGTACAGATGATTCTGCGCGGTGCGACGATAAAGTTCTGATGGACATAGTTCTCAGTCGCTGTGCAGGGATGATCGTGCGTGGCCTGGCCGTTATAAGGGTCACCTGGTTTACCGCTCTGCGGATGGAGGTTCATTTCCTGCATCAGGCGTGCAATTCTCTTACGGCTGACCTGAATGCCTTTGCGTTTCAGCTCGGCCGCGAATGTGCGGGCACCGGGAACGTGATACAGCTTTGTTCTGATGAGTGATCGAATTTCCTCTTTCAGCCTGTCGTCATTCTTCTTCCTTTCAGCGGCTCTGGCTTCCCGGGCCGCTTTGTTCTTCAGCCAGTTATTGTAGGTGGAGCGTTTGACACTGCACATGCGCAGACAGGCTGATACAGAGCATTCATCGCCATGGCTTTCGATCATCGCATGGGCAATGACCATCTTCTTTGTCAGCCTTTCTTTCCGTGATTCTTTGAGACGAAATTCTTCCCCGTTGATATTTTCCGTTTTTTTTCCTGCTCATACTTCAGAGCCTCTTCAAGGTACATACATCTTGCCTGAAGGTAGGCGTACATCTGCTCATCATTAACACCTTTCTTCTTCATATCCTTCAGGGATACAGTGCCGTCAAAGTCACCGGGGCTCAGCCTGAACAGTTCGCCGTTCTTTCCCATTTTGGCAGCCCGTTTGCCTGCCGCATTGGCACGGTTGACACCCAGTGCGTCCACATCAAAGCCAAGGGCTTTGTAGGACTCCACATAGGTCATGCCTTTCTCAATGTTCTTATATGTGTCCTGGTAGAACTCACGTGTATAGACCAGATGACCCTTGCGATAGGAATCGACATAGTCATTTCCCAGTGCTTCTGCGATTTCAAGTGTGACATTCTTCAGTGTCAGTCCCTGTACTGCCAGTTTATCTTCTGCTTTCTTCTTCTGCTCTTCGTTCATTTTCTGTATACCTCTTATTTCTCTCAGATATATTATCAGACCCCAAGAGTTGTAGCACGCCGTACCGCTTCCTGAGCCGCTTTTACTTTCATGGCCTCATACTCCCGTATACGCTTCTGATGATAAGCTTCGTAGTCTTCATCATTGAGCGAGTTGAGCCAGTTTTCAAATTCAGCAGGTGTCATCCTATTCAGATTCCACTGCCGGCGGTGATTGTTGTAGTAGTCCTTATACCTGTCACAGAGGTTCTGCAGTTCTTCGATGGTCTTACAGTCTGAGAAATCCACTTCATCCTTAAAATGGCCGAAGAAGCTTTCCTGCGGAGCATTGTCCCAGCAGTTTCCCCGTTTGGACATGGACTGGCGTAAGCCGAGTGCTTTGATTTTATCCTGCAGGTATGGCGTGAGGTACAGAACGCCCTGATCAGTATGAAAGATACTGCCTGGGTGTGCGCATTCTCCGGCTGCTGTCACGGATTGTTCAACGAGGTTCAGATCATTGGAAAGACTGACACTCAGATCAATCAGCCTGTTGGTGGCCGGATCCTTGGCAGCCGACGCATATGCACGTATGCCTTTCTGATCTGAATCGGACTTGGCGATAGTAAGATAGGTGACATCAGACAGCGTTACTTCACCCGGTCCGTTCAATTTGAACTGACGCTTCAGCAGGTTGGGCTTCACTTTATCTTTTAGAGACTTCCTATCATGGTTTTTTACAGTGCGTATCCCGGATGATAAACCGAATTTCTTCATCAGCCGCCGGATATGACCAAGTCCCATATGTTTTCCTGTCACATCAGGCATATCCATATAGATCTGTCTGGATCCTTTCTTAAAGCCGCCGTATTCGTAAGTTTTCAGAATATCCTGGAAATCTTTCTTTTCCTGCTTTTCCTTCAGCTGTTTCGCTTTTCCGTAGTTCTTATCCCTGAGGATGGTATAGAAGCTGGTCCGGGGAATACCTGCCGCTTCCAGCAGCTCTGTGATCGTCCTGTCCGGATGACGGTGGTGCCATGTATTCACAGCCTGACAGACAAACTTACGGCCGCGGCAGCTGAGAGACGGAAGAATCTGTTCACGGAAGTCCTTCATCTCATCACACAGGTGCTCTTCCAGAGCCTTCATGATGTTCAGCTGAATACGGACAGCCTGTTCTTCAGCTGATTCAGGAAGCTTCTTGAACTCCGCTGTATAATCGGCGGATCTGCACTCGTGATCCTTATAATTGTAAATTCTGTAATACAGGCTGGAACGTTTACTGATTGACAGATCATCCGGATTAATTTCAAACAGGCACAGAATATCGTTGATTTTAAGAAAGCATACTGACACAGCCTTGGCATAGAAATTATCTGTGAAAACAAGCTGTTTATGTGTAATTTTTCTTACGTAAGGATGACCGCTGTACCTCACAATAGTTTCATCTGAATATACAGTATGGTTTCTGAGTCCTGCAGAAGCACTGGATTCTCCATTAAAACTGCGCTCCAGCTGATACATCCGCTGATAGCCGACAATAACAGGATCAATACCAGCTTTCCGTATACCTTCCTCGATGGACTGTTCCGGATAGGCATTAAACAGTTCATGCGCGAACGGCTGGCTGAATGCAATGCCATTCCCGCATCTGACAAATTTTCCGGTTGCGAGCAGTTTACTGATTTCATCCGCTGTATTTCTGCGGGAATATGCGCTTATCGATTTCCGCCTGCCATTTATCGGTTTTCCGTGGCATTTGAAGTTTTGATTAATGCTTTTTACTAATTCACAGCCAAGCATTTGTGGGTTGTAGCCCTCATCCGAAAGAAACTGTCTGATCGCAGTGACAGATGGATTTGTCGCCCATCTCTCATACATCTTCATTCTGAATTCATAGGTAAAGCTGATTCTATTGTGTCTTACCAGTTTTACATTTGGATCCTTGCGGAGCTGCTGGATCTGCTCATCTGTCAAACGCCTCGCCTCAGTTCTTCTGCTCATAACAGTAATCATGTTGTCTGAACGTAAAAATGGCACCCGCAGGGGCACCAGAAATCTGTCAGACTTCTGTTCTCCTTACGGGTACCACTTTATATTCATGTGTGGAAAGCAACCCGGAACTTTTTTCTTTTCTGAACACAAAATCGCCTTCCTTGTGTCCGTTACAGATTGCAAGGGCAAGCGTGGTTAGAACTTCAAAAAACATTTTCTGAACGGAACACAAAAAGCCCTGGCTCGTGTCCGTATCGGACTGAAGGAAATAGCCAAAAGCTGACAAGGAGGGTGAGCATGCACAGAGCAAGAGCGAGGCCCGGGCTCACCGGGTAAGAATTGAACCAAATGACAAGAAAGGAACAAAACATATGGCAAAGAAGAAAGACATGGCTCTTCTGATTGAAGGGCTCCACAGAATCGGCAGCGACTTCACTGCTCTCGCGGATGAACTGGAGGATAAACCTTCTGTTAATGATGAAGTGAAACCTGCTATTTCAGCAGAAACGACCAAAGAATCCATTTCTGAGGAAGCTCCGAAGCAGGAACCGGTTCAGGATGTTCCTACCACGAAAGAAGCTCCTACAGAACCGGCTGCACCCGTATATGAGTTGTCAGACGTCCGTAAGATCCTCGCTGACAAGTCCCGCAAGGGATACACCGACAAGGTAAAAGCAATCCTCGAGGCGCATGGAGTTAAAAAGCTCAGTGCCCTTCCGGAGAGCGAGTATGCCGCTGTCGTAAAGGAAGCGGAGGCACTGGATGGCTAAGCACGCATACCTCTCTGCTTCCTCAAGTGCACACTGGATTGCCTGCACTCCTTCCGCTGAGCTTTGTGCAAGGATGCCGGATGAGTCCAGTCTCTATGCAGAGCAGGGAACCGACGCACACAGTCTCTGTGAGTACCTCTTATTAAAGGCACTCGGAAGAAAGACACGAGACCCCACAGAGGATCTCACCTTCTACGATGCAGAGATGCAGTCCGCAGCAGAAGGCTACCGGGACTTCATCATGGAGCAGGTGGAAGACGCCAAGAAGCTCTGCCCGGATCCCTTTGTGGCAGTCGAGCAGCGGCTCAACTTCTCCCGCTGGGTGCCGGAGGGCTTCGGAACCGGCGACTGTGTCATCGTAGCGGATGGACTGATTCATATCTGTGATTTCAAGTATGGCGTCGGCGTAGTCGTGAGCGCAGAGAAAAACACGCAACTCATGTGCTATGCGCTTGGTGCCTACGATGCCTTCGGTGATCTGTATGACATCCAGACCGTGAAGCTCTCCATCTATCAGCCAAGACGTGAGCACGTTGAAACCTATGAGATGTCTCTCTCGGATCTTCTGACCTGGGCCGACACCGTGCTGGTTCCGGCAGCCAAACTTGCCTACACCGGCGAAGGAGACTTCCACGCAGGACCGCATTGTCAGTTCTGCAAGGTAAAGGCAACCTGCCGGGAGCGTGCTTCCTACAACATGGAGCTTGCAAAGTTCGAGTTCAGCGATCCGGATCTTCTCTCCGATGAAGAGATCGCCGAGATCCTGGCAAAAGCTGACCATCTCGTCTCATGGGCAGGTGACGTGAAGGACTACGCACTGGAGCAGGCGCTGGCAGGAAAACACTACGACGGATACAAGGTCGTGGAGGGTCGAAGCACGAGAAAGTATAGCGATGAAGGCAAGGTTGCCGAAGTCGTGGAGGCTGCTGGCTTCGATCCTTATGAAAAGAAGCTCAAAGGCATCACAGCGATGACCTCTGAGCTTGGGAAGAAAAAGTTCAACGAACTTCTGAGCAGCTTAATCTACAAGCCGCCCGGAAAACCGGTATTGGTCTGTGACAGTGATAAGCGTCCGGAATACCATACCGCGATTAATGATTTCAAAGACAACGAATAAATGGAGGAAAAAATATTATGTCTATGAAGAATCCCATGAAAGTCATTACTGGCAAGAACACTCGTTTCAGCTATCTCAATGTAAACGAGCCGAAGTCAATCAACGGAGGTGCTGCGAAATACTCGGTATCTCTCATCATCCCGAAGTCCGATACCATCACCATCCAGAAGATTAAAGCAGCAATCAAGGCAGCCTATGAGGATGGTCAGGCGAAACTGCGTGGGAACGGCAAGTCCGTACCAGCTCTTGATACCCTGAAGATTCCGCTGCGTGACGGTGACAAGGAACGTCCGGATGATGAAGCCTATGCGAACGCCTACTTTGTGAACGCCAACAGCTCCAATAAACCTGGCGTTGTGGATTCGAACAACAATATCATCCTTGATACTTCAGAGCTCTACTCCGGGATCTATGGAAGAGCATCCATCAATTTCTACGCCTTCAACTCGAATGGCAACAAGGGAATTGCCTGCGGTCTGAACGCTTTGCAGAAGCTCCGCGACGGTGATCCGCTTGGCGGGCATGTCAATGCAGAGACCGAATTCGCCGGACTGGACGATGATGGAGATGATGACTTCCTGTCCTAATGACAAATCAAGCAAAGAGTAAATGATTGACAACAAGTTTGAGCCTCGGTACCCCACCGGGGCTCATTTCAGAATAAGGAGATCAAACATGGACAATATAAGGAAGCTCTCAATTGATCTTGAAACATATAGTCCCGAGGATCTGAAGAAATGTGGTGTATATCGATACTCGGAAAGCCCGGAATTTGCGATCCTGCTGTTTGGCGTTTCTGTAAATGACGGTCCGGTAACGGTCTACGACATCGCCTCTGACGAGGAACCGCCGGATGAGATCCTCGAAGCATTGACGGATAACAGCGTGGAAAAGTGGGCGTACAATGCTTCCTTTGAGCGCGTTTGTTTATCTGTCTGGCTGCGCAGGCATCACCCGGGATTCTTCAAAGGCTACGGAGTGCCAGACGATTCCGTCAAGGGATACCTGGATCCAACCGGCTGGAAGTGCTCCCGGATCTGGGGAGCTTACAACGGCCTGCCCCTCTCTCTTGAGATGATCGGCACAGTCCTTGGATTTGAGCAGCAGAAGCTGAAGGAAGGCAAAGACCTGATCCGCTACTTCTGCTCTCCCTGTAAGCCGACAAAAGTAAATGGAGGCAGGACCAGAAACTATCCTTCTGATGCACCTGACAAATGGGCTCTTTTCAAGAAATACAACCAGCGTGATGTTGAAGTGGAAATGCAGATCCAGAAGCGTCTGAAGAATTATCCTGTTCCGGACAGCGTCTGGGAAGAATACCATATCGACCAGACCATCAACGATCGCGGAATTCTCTGTGATACTGCTGTCGTGGAAAATTCCATCAAAATCGATGCTCTGACAAAAGCGGATTTGATGCAAAAGCTCCAGCGGCTGACCGGTCTTGAGAACCCAAACTCTGTCGCTCAGATGAAAGATTGGCTCGGTCGTCAGGGCGTGGCTATTGACTCTCTTGGTAAGAAAGAAGTGTCTGCCCTTCTGAAGGAGGAGATCTCTGAGCATGTGAAACAGGTTCTCCGGCTCCGTCAGATGCTGGCAAAAAGCTCCGTAAAGAAATACCAGGCGATGCAGACAGCCATGTGCAGCGATCACCGCTGCCGTGGCATGTTCCAGTTCTATGGAGCCAATCGCTCGGGCCGTTTTGCCGGGCGCATCGTGCAGTTACAGAATCTGCCTCAGAACCATCTGCCCGATCTGGAAGAAGCAAGAGATCTGGTGAAAAGGAACGACTATGCCGCACTGGCTCTTCTTTATGAGAGCGTTCCACAGGTCCTCTCTGAACTGATCCGGACAGCCTTCATCCCGAAGCCGGGCATGAAGTTTATAGTTTCCGACTACAGCAGCATCGAGGCCAGAGTTCTCGCCTATTTAGCCGGTGAAACACATACAATCGAATCCTTCGCCAGAGGCGAGGACCTGTACTGCGCGACCGCATCGGCGATGTTTCATAAGCCGGTTGTAAAGCATGGCATCAACGGCGAGCTCAGACAGAAGGGTAAAATCGCGACGCTAGCCTGTGGCTATGGCGGCAGCGTCGGAGCACTCAAAGCGATGGGCGCACTGGATATGGGCCTGAAGGAAGAAGAGCTTCAGCCGATCGTGACAGCGTGGCGTGAGGCCAATCCGCATATCGTCAAGTACTGGTGGGATATCGATGCAGCAGTGATGAAGGCGGTGAAGCTCCATCTTCCTTCACAGGTCGGAGCAGTCAACATCTACTACCAGTCCGGGATGCTCTTTATCAAGCTCCCGTCTGGCAGAAGGCTCTCCTATGTTCAGCCCCGGATCGGACAGAATCAGTTCGGCAATGACTGCGTCACCTACATGGGAATCGATCAGCAGCATTGGTCCCGGATTGAAAGCTACGGTCCGAAGTTCGTCGAGAACATCGTACAGGGGGTAGCCCGGGATATTCTCTGCTTTGCCATGAAGAACCTCCGCGACCGCTTCATTGTCGGGCACGTCCATGATGAACTCATCATCGAAGTACCGATGGATGCCAGCATGCAGGAGATCTGCGATATCATGGGACAGACACCCGATTGGATGCCGGGCTTACTGCTACGGGCGGACGGATATGAATGCATGTTTTATCAGAAGGACTAAGGCCTTATTAAATACAACTAAGCTCATTCAGCAAGGATACATAGACACAATCGCTATCTACTATTGCACAAACAGGTTCGTTACAATACTTAAGCTTTTGATCAGTTGTAACTAAGACTGTGGCATTATATTCCGCATTTGGAATATAATGCACTATCTCAAGCTCTCCCTTACCTATTTCTTTCATTGTAAATATATGAAACTTTTCAACTGGTGGAACGGAAAAAGCCAATTGCCCTAAAGTTTTTATAATTGGAATTCCTATGGTTTGTTTAACCATGTCTGAGTATCGTAGTTTCATTGTACTTCCTCCTTGGACATGGATATTACCGTACAAACAAGCTAATATCAACGCTGCCCACAAATTTTTATAAATTTATTTTGTGGGCTGTATTGTGTACCCATAGATTTTGTGATATTATTTTTGTGGGCAGTGAAACAGGAGGAATGGTATATGGATGGAAAAACAATTGTTGAATACTATGAAGATGTAAGAAAAGAACTGAAACATGCCGATTTAGAATCGGTGATGCGCGGTAGCACTTGGAAGAGCGTAATGAGGATGATTGCAGACAAAATTAACTCTGATTCTCGAGCAGCTGGATCTGAATCAGATATTGCTACAAGTATTGATTCCGCCCTTCTCTCTATTTCTCAGAACATTATTGAGCCGAGTGGAAATAAGCCATTTGACCTGAAGAAAGAAAAGAGCGTTGCATTGGAAAATGTATCCACCACTACTACCCGGTCAAAGGCTATTGGTCGTATTGACAGCAAATATTCATCCGTCATCATTGAATACAAAAAGCCAGCAAAGTATAAAACCAAAGCAGATACCGATAGTGCACTTGTTCAAGCTCTAGATTATTTGAATTCATTATACATTGCTAGTGGAGGCAACTATCTTGGAGTCATCACCGATGGCACAAGATGTCAGTTTGTCCTTTTCAATGAAGTCACTAAGGCTCAATATGATGCTGACAAGTATAATGTAAATCCAGAAACTATGGTAGGCCCTTTAGATGCCAGCAAAGTCGATAGAATTATTAGGTCAATAATAGAATTGCAAGTGAAAGCCTTGACGGCCGAAAACTTGCGGGCAGATCTTCTTGCCACTCAAAATGGGAAGAGTTTGATCTATCGTCTTACATATTCTTTATATGAATCACTCAAGAATATGGATAGCATAACATCAGTTTCTTATGGTCAGTGGATGAACAATTTCGGCTTATCTCATGATGATGTTTCAAAGCAGAAGGCTATTGAGGATCGAAGAAGAGACTTAGCAAAGCTCATAGACAGAGAGAAAATAGATACTGATGAAGAATACAAAATTCTTTTTGCTTTGCATACGTCAATTGCTATTTTAGCAATGCTTATCGCTTATAGAGTTGTCTCTGTCGTTAAAAGTAAGCGTGCTGTTTCTTTCAGAGAGCTGCTGCAAATGAATATTGACACCCGGAGAATAGAACTTAACAAAATTGCAGAAGGATCGGTGTCTCTAGATTTGCGAGTATTCAACCTCTTGGAGATGGGATGTTATTCATGGCCGTTTCACGAAAAATACTGGACCGATAAAACAAATGGATGCGTCACCGACATCATAGAAATATTAATGAACTATGAAACGATGCCAGCTCTGACATCGAAAACAGATGATCTTTTCAGAGATCTTTATATGGAAATTATGCCCATAAGTGTACGCCATTCTTTGGGTGAATATTACACCCCAGGATGGCTGGCAGAAAACGTGATAAATTGCGGATTAGGACATCTCCCATATGATAAAAACAATATTCGTGTCATCGATACAACCGCTGGATCCGGAACCTTTATTCAAAAGACAATTGAAAAGAAAAGAGAAAAGTACGCAGTTCTGTCTAACAGTGATATCCTTCATCATATACTAACCGAAGTGGCAGCTATTGATGCGAATACATTGGCCGTAATCCTTGCTAGGATCAATTACTTTCTTGGTATTGCTGATCTCATTGAAGACGATGACGAAATCTATATTCCAGTCTTTATCGGCGATTCCACCATACCAAAGACGATGGTATCCGATGATAAATATTATCTTGATATTATCCAGACTGGTACTGGCAAACAGATAACCGTGAAGGTTCCTAAAAAGAGCACAGAGAATAAACAAGCCTTCATCAAGACAATGCAGAGTCTTCCTGTTTTTGCTCATGATGATAACAATGAATGGAGAGACCAGCTCAAGAAGCTATGCACAAATGAAGTTGAGTTATCAGATATTTCCGACTCTTGGGAGACTATGCGCAATAATGAGTTGGTAACCCCTGCCGTGATTAATTCCATGATAAATAGTTATCTTCTTTGCAATATTGGAAAATTCGACCTTATTGTCGGAAATCCTCCGTGGGTTGACTGGAAAACACTTCCTTCCGTTCATAGGGAAAATAAAAAGGAAATATGCTACGAAAGGCATTTGTTCTCTGGCGACGGAAGAACCGGCGGTAATAGCCTAAACATCTGTGCATTGATATCCAATATTTCTGCAGAAAATTACCTCGCAAATGGCGGTGTATTAGCACTATTAATGCCTCAAAGTATTCTCTTCCAGCAGAGCTATGAGGGCTACAGAAAATTACTCTTACACGACGGACGCAAGCTATATTTTCAAGAAATCGTTGACTGGTCAAAATCCGGACACCCATTTTATCCAGTACAGCAGTTATTCTGTACATATGTGATTTCGGAGACCAAACAGGACTACACGATCGGCATTCCGCTTAAGTATATTAAATTAAAGAAAGGTGCCAGAGTAGAGAATCTCAATAAACTCATCTCTGAACAGAACTTTAATGACTATTTTTCAATTCTTAGTGGAGTGGTCGGCAAAGCTTCTGACTCCCGTTCCGCATTTACATACGCGGCAAATTCTGCCGAATTGGCAGAATTCAATACCATTACTGGCCTGGCGCCATATATTGGAAGAGAAGGAGTCGAATACTACCCTCAGGAACTGCAGTTGCTGACAATCAAATCCGTCGACAGAATTCACAATACGGTGCGATTAGAAAATTATCAGAGTGCTAAATCTAAAATTTCGGTTGGAAAGCAGACTCCAGAGATTGAGACAACATATTTACGTCCTCTGATAAAGGGAATAAATGTTTCGAGATTTCATGTAGATCTCTCAGAATATGTGGTGGCCTTCCCCTATGATAAAGATCACGACCAAGTACCACTGAGTAAAGCTGAGATTCTTGAGCGTTCTCCGAAACTGATGAATTATTATCAGATAAATAGAGGATATTTAATGGCACAAACCGCCTATAGCGATAAAATTATAGGCAAATCAGATGCACCATATTATTCTCTAGCGAGGACAGGGAGATACTGTCACGCTGACTGGTATGTTGTTTTCAGGGATAACACAAAATGGGTAGCCGCTGTAGTAGGTAAAATTGATACCACATGGGGAGGTGTGAAGCGTCCTGCATTTCAAAACCATTGTGTATCTATATGTGAACGGCAAGATGGCAGTTTTATTACCGAAGACGAAGCTCATTATGTCTGCGCTATATTGAATTCACATATTGTGGAAAACTATATATTAGCAACCAGTGATAAGCGCACATTTAAAATTCGTGTACCTGTAAAAATCATTAACTATGATTCCACAAACGAGACGCATGTGAAATTAGCTAGTTTATCAAAATCCGCTCACATGAATTACTTGGATGATTCAGAGATCGAGAATATCCGCAATGCGATTGATGCTCTTTATCTCAAGACATTAACAGAATAGCTTTTTCAGCTATAAAATAAATGGACTCATGCCATAGTGCCGAGTCCATTTATTGTTTCTATGATGATGTAATCTCCTGAGAATCATAAAATACAAGCAAACTCAGCTTTTATTTTCTTTCTCAAGATACTCCTTTCGAAGTTCTGAAAGTGTTTTCCCCGTCTTGTTATCCACTGCAAAAGCATATGTCTCAACTGACGACCAACCATACACCTGCTTCAACCATTGCTGGATCGATTCCTTGGTATTATCAGTCAGTATCACCTGTCCATCTTTTTGCAGAACTGCCTTCTCCTCAGTTCCTTTAGCAATGAGTACATCACCTTCTTTAACGATTCCCCATTCCATAAGCTTATCAATCTTTGGCAATGTTCTTCTGGAGATATCCTTTTTGGTTCCCTTCGTCATAGACGAACTTCCGGCGATGTCCACATAAAAATCATCATAATCGGTTACCGGAAGTATTTTGTCAGTTTGAATGATGACCTTGTCGCCGAGCTTCGATGGCCATAATCTATAACAACTGATATCTACCTGATTGCTGTTAAGCCATGCCACAGCAGACAGAGTCTGCTCGTCAAAATCACTGGCCACCAAGATGATCCGCTGCGAATCATTAAAGGATGTGGTTCCGTTCTTTTCAAAGAAATCACTGAGTTCTCGCTGCGCTATTTCAGTCGACGTTAAGTCCGTGTGATCTGTGTACTCGTCTTTATGCTTTTCAACATATGGAGCAAATATGCTCTTGATCAGTTCATCCGTAGACTTGATGGTTGCGCAGGACGCTGCATACCGGATTGCCTGAAATTCCAAAGCTTCTTTCCGGGCTGCAATATCTTTCTTATCACGCTTAATCTCAATGAGCACAATATTCCCATCGTTGTCGACAGCCATTAGATCGCTACGTTTATTTGTCTCATCCTTTACCTGTTGACCAACGATCAGCAGCGATTCCTCGTCATCGCAAACCATGTCTATGTTCTTCCGAAGAACATCCTCAATATCGCTTTCCTTCCAACCTATATCTGAAAACGTAGTATCTTCGATTTTCACCGGCTGTTTACCATTCAATAAATACATATTCTATAGTCCTCAGATCATTTCTTTATGTCATGTACTATTCCAAGATCGCCAAAATTTTATCATTCAGGCACTTGCAGATTTCCTGTAAAGCATCATAATGTTTACATTTAATCAACTCTAGCATTCTCAAAATTATTCATCGGATTGACCCGCAAATATCTCCGGAATGTTGTTGTAAACCATTTTGGCTTCATCTTTCACGTCCGCTCGTTCACAATTCAGAACCGCAAAATTGATTTTTACTCCCTCATCTGTTCTGAGGATGTAATCTTCAGCATGCTGCCGTATATAGGTTGCCGCCTCAAATGAGAATCCATTCTTCTGCAGCCAAATGCAGGTCTTGTCTGTGGTGCTGTATTCAACATACTCATACCAGTCGTTCGTCAGATACTGCTTCCCCGTATATTTCTTCAGTTCAGTAGAAAAGCGCATGAAGTAGTTCGACAGCCGGAATAGAATAATGTCATTAATATCATTGAGTGTAGCTTCAATAATGGCATTCTTATGTTGCGAGCTCCCATCGTATGGTTCCTTTTTGCCATCGATATAGACGCTTTTCCCCTTTTTCCGATAATACTCGATTGCCTCTTCAACCATATACTTGGTTCCCTTGCCCTGGAACCACCGTGTTAGGAGCGCAGCATAGTATTTGAGAAGACTATGTTCTCCTTTCGGATTTGTTCTGCCGAGGGTGGTTTTCTCATAATTTTCCCAGTCAAATACAGTACAAAGTTTCTCGAGAAATGATAACGCGTCTACATAGCGAACATATCCGTAAATATTCACTGGCGGATAGTCATCCAGACCGTTTTCTATCGCGGAAACCACCTTGTCTACCTGGTCAACAGAGATGTTGATATCATCGTCGGGCTCGTTCTTTCTGCCAGTAAACGCTAATTTGATCTCCTCAGTTATTGCCGGAGTAAGCATTTCATTGAACTCTCTACGAACGCGCCCCTTTCGGTCGAGCAGAATATCCCGAACAAGAATATTTGCTGATTTACGCATGAACGAAAATTGTTCTTCTGATTGTCCTTCCAGCTTTTCCAGTTTTGCTATGCCGTTCCGCAGACAATTCACAATGTATTTCTTTTCAGTTTCTGTAAGCGAATCAATCGAAAGGATCTGTGTCTCAGCTTCTTTCTTTAATAGATCCGTGAAGTTTTCCGGTTCCACATCACCATTAGGCAGACAAACGAAGAAAACATTTCCGTAAAGTGCATACTGGATGCGGCCCACGCGTCCGATAAGATTTCTGAACTCAACCGAGGACATAGGCGATTTTCCGTTTTTAAAATCAGTAACGAATAGGTTGTCCGCAGGAAGGTTTACTCCTTCCAGCAGTGTGCTCGTACAGAAAATGGTGCTGATTCCTCCGTCTCGTTTGCGGAACAGTTCTTCTATCTTCAGTCGGATATTCGTAGGAAGATAACCTACGTGATAAGCGACACCACGTTCAACTGTATCCGCAAGAAAATATTCATCATGAACCTGCTCTCTGATTTCTCGTGCGAGTTCTTCCAGATCCTCATCTGATCTCTTAGGCTGCCTCGCAGCGTATTCCTTGGCAAAACTTGTGACCTTTGCTTTGGAATTGCAGTAAATCAGATTCTTTTTTCCTTCACCAAGCTCGTCGATAAAATCAAAGAATGCTTTTCCCTTATCGAAGGTACCGCACAAATGCAGTTCTTTTGACAAGCCATTGTAGTAGCCCGGCTGATAGTTCCTCATATCTATAAGGAACTTTTCCTGACTAACCGGAGTGAATGCTGATGTGAAGTGCTCACTCTTTCCGACAGCTTCTTCATTAGTTGTCAGTTCGAGGTAAAGATCGGGATTAGGTATATTCGGAGAGGCAAAAATAACATGTGGTGGCATTTCACTGCGGTTCAGCATTCCTATAACCTGAAAATAAAACATGCTGCGGCTAGCCCGCTTTGAAATGTTTTGTGCCTCATCCACGAATAAATAATTCACCGGAATATCTGCAAAACCAATCAGCTGATACATCATACGCTCTGGGGTCATCACAAATATATAGTGATGCTCGTTCTTTTCTTGGAGAATTGTCGCACCAGCGGAAGTTACAATACGATAGTCCTTTTCTCGAAGTAGCGTCCCCATTTCATGCGCAAGCTCATCAGACACTTCGTTTATCAGGGCTTTGGTAGGAACTAGTATTGCAAAATTACAGTCTGCCTCCTGTTGAATCCTATTCTTAATGAAAGTCCGCATCACAAAAGACTTCCCCATCGATGTCGGACCAGCATAACTGAAATACTGATCCTTGCATATATGATCAAAGACTGTTTTCTGTGAACGAAGAAAATACTGGTCATGCTCTTCCGGAATACTGAGATACTCTTTCTGAGCTTCGCTCGACAGTCTGTCCAGAAGATCTATCTCGGAGAATTCCGGAACACTGTGCTGAAGTCCCAGATAATTGCTAGTGCTGGTAAGAACGGATCCCATCACATATTGAATATTACGATTTTCCGGATATTGAAGATTAAGCAGCGTGACAATTTCCTGTGCAAGTGACTTCTGCTGATCTGCCCGCTTCTCATCATTTGACTTTGACAGAAGATCTGCGAACCTCAGAGCATCATCCACATCTATATGTTTTGCCGGCGCATTCGTTTGAAAAACCAACAAAAAGTCATTATACAGCAATGAATCATATATCTCATTCAGATATGTGTTCTGTTCAATGCCCGTATATATCGCCTGCCCGAGCGTTTGATATTTTTCCGTTTTAGCCATTTATCTTGCGCCTCCAAGCAGCAGTTCATTCATGATTTCTTTCTTATCATTTTCAGCATCATTAAACGGAAGAAAGTAGAAATAGTACGAATGCATACCGAGATTCAGTTCATAGATTTTCTTTCTTATATAAGGAATAACTGTTTGGATATCGGCTTTCATTTTCTTAACGCTTTCTGTTCTGAATTCATCATTGTTGTCAGCAGTAATTCCCAATGTATAGCCTATGAAAATTCCGAAAGCCATATCCGGCTGGTCCTCTTCTCTTCCTCCTGGCACTAGTATTCTCTGAAGCATCTTAATGGTGTCGTCATCAAAGGTATGATTCATCAAGGTATTACTGACCATGCTGCGTTCTTTGAATTTTCCAGATTTGATTGACCTGAGAACGTCAAAAGCATGATCTATGGCATCTTCAAGTCTTCCACAAATGCTCGAGGCACCGAAAACAAGCTGATAGCTGATTGTCCCGCTCACTTTTCTTTTCAGAAGGTGAACACTGTCGCTATGGCTTTTAAAGTATCCGGAGGAAGTGCTTATTTCATATCTACTCAGCAGCTTCGGTGCATGAAGACCGCCTTCCAAGAAAGAATAAACCAGCATTTCACCAAGTTCATTTCCAGTGCCTTTTTCGTCCGGAGCACCATTTTCCTGCATTTTTCGAAGCGCCCTGCCTACAATGCTTGCTTCACGCTTTCTATCTTTAAAATCATCAATCTGTGTCCTTGAGTACACGTACACCCCAGCGCTGTCAAAGAGGAAGTCATTCAGTGGCATGTAATCAAATGCTGAATCCGAAATATCCAGATAATAGAAATTCAATCCGCTCTGATTTTTCAGCCCGAGAGAACTGTTGTCGTCTACTCTTTTGAATACATCATCAAAGTTAAGGCCGCTGATAGTGCAATTAAGTTTCAGATTTTCAACAACTTCTTCCGCGTGGATCTGTATTTCATTCCTTTTAGAAGAGAATTTAGAGACATACTCTTCAGTAACATCATCAACTGATGAAGCACCTTCCTTATTCTTTACTGATACAACCGTATATAGAAAAATGTTGGCAAAGAAATCAGCAGGTATAATCGTCCTAGCGTTAACTATTTTGGCTTTTGGAATTTTTCCTATCGTGACATCGTCCGATTCAACGCTGTCCTGCACCATGTCTTGCAGAGTAAGTATGGCAAGTTTGATTTTATCCTCGTCCAATAATGGAATAACTTCATTCGACATTCCATTGGTGACAGCAACTACATCCGCCTGTATTCCTTCATTAATTGAAATGCCATTAAGGTTATATTTACATGATAAAAGTTTGCTAATAGTTGGTCCGTCATCCTTAATCAAATCGGCATATGTGGGATCAAGGGTTCTCAGCACAGCGGTGCAAAGCGTCTTGTCATATACGTTTGGCTTGGCGCAGATTTTTAGCACCCTAATAAAAGTTCCAAAACATAACTTCACAAACAAGACCCCCTATTAAAAAATCTGGCGACAATTATTCCTTCTCGCCATTATCGTGAACGAAGTCAACAAGATCACCAATATTGCAATCGAACTTCTCACATATTCTTCCTAGCACTTCCAAACTAACAGCCTCACCTCTTCCCATTTTTGCAATCGTGGAAGAGGTGATTTTTGTTTGTGCCATCAAATCTTTCTTCAGCATGTTCTTATCAATTAACAGTTTCCAAAGTTTGTTGTAGCTGTAAGACATTCTCTGCCTCCTGAACCATTCACTATAAGCACATGTAAAAAGCTGGCATGATAAATATATCATATCACAATAATGTGTTTTTTCACATCTTGTATTTGCAATATCACCTATGAAATTCGCAATCTCGAAGTTTTCATTTTTTATTTCCCCTTACAACTCAAAAGCAACTCAGAAGCAACTCCAAAGCAACGATTAAAAAGACAGCGACAGGCATAATCAAATCATAAGGTCACTGATCCGATTGGTCGCGTATCTCAAGTAAGGCCTTAAAAGTCATCGCCAAAGTAACAGCACCTGATCAAGGCTGACCCGAACGCTTGGTGATGCACCTACAAACGAGGACATTGCTCATAGGGTAAGCAAGCCTCCATGACAAAAGGAGACAAGAGCATGTCAAACGAAGACTGGATTATCAATCTGGAAAACACAGCAGACGAGGTCGCCGGTATCTGCGGAAGCGAAGTTGTTCGCTTCATTCTCAGGGAGCACGGTGCAAGAAGCATCTATGACCTGAGCCCGGGCGACTACGAAGAAGTATTCTCTGAGCTTTATGCCTACATCGAGAACTACGACTGACAACTGAATACGAAAGTCCTTCGGTCCTATCGTCCAGCTAACGATCAGACCAAGGCAAGGTAATTCCCTGCTCCACTCGGTGCGCCCTACCGCGGATAGACGAGTGCATCTCCGGATGGAGCAGGCAGCAAGACAAATTTGGTTCAGCTTCATGCACAGCTGGCCGCCAATTAGAAACGGGGTAACCCGCTTAGGTGGCCTGAATGAAGGAAAAATTGAATCTGTCATCACCGGCTCCCCGTTTCGGAAAGAAACGAGGAAGCCAAGATGGCAATCGAAGTCAAACAAGTAAATTTTTATGACAACGAAAGAGTTTATGCAACAGTAGAAGTTAAGACCTATGAGGATGGACGCGTTGAAATCGTACCTCCTGACGGATACCGGATGTATCCAATGGATATTGAGACCGCTGACACCTCGGCACACAGCTTTGTACCAGAACTTATCCGCATGTGGTGGAAAGGCAGTCGTCGGTACAAATGCTACATGGTACCCGTCCCTGAGGAACTGTTCAATGCGATGATGCGGCCTGACTGGTCGGAGGATAAGCGTAATCTTCGTTCACATAAGTGCCGTGTTGAAGGTGCCCATGGAACACCGATCATCTGCCGCAGGGCATCCTGCACCGGCTGTCCAAATGCCGGGAAGGATATGGAGACAAATCAGACATCCTATATCGAAGACCTGAAGAAGAACAGCGACTGGGAACCTGCCACAGAGGACATCACGAGCACTGAAGCTATGGGGCGTATTTTATACGACGAGCTTATTAACTTTCTTGCGAAGCATCAGAAAAAACTGGCTCAAATCAAGCTGCTCGAGGATGAAGGTTTTAGTGTGAATGAAATTCATAAAATACTGGATCTTCCCAGCAACACAATCTATTCCGATCGGAAGCGGATAAAGAAGCTGGAAAGCGAATTCTTCAAAGAGGATTAA